CTACTATAATGTAGTTGGTGATACTGACGCAAGCTTGAGGCTTAACACAAGGTATCAGTCTCTTCAAAAAGATATTGCGAAACTGCAATTGAAACATCAAGAAGGCCAAGGTACTGAGGCAACTATGAAAGAGCTTGAATCTAAACAGCGTCAGGCAAATGACTTACGTAATAAAGTTGCGAGCGACCTCAAACCTAAGATGCCTGACAACTTTGATTTCAGGGGATGCGTTATCATAATCACCAATGCTTCTATGGATGACCTTAAATCTGAAATCGGAGGCGACTACTGGAACTCAATTTTGGACAGGGCTTCAATTTTCAACATTTATCCTCATGCTAAGATTATCTGGAGGAAAATTAAGAACGTTTACCAAAAAGAAATGGATAACTCTGAAGTTCCTGATGAAATAACAGTTGTACCAAGAGACCGTTGGGCTGAAGTCGTGAAAGCAATCGAAGACAGACTTACCGGAAAAGTAAAAGCCGGTAATATCGCAGGTTTCAACAGGTTCAGCTGGCGTGTTGTTCCGAACATAGGTAAAATAATGAGAAGAGGCAAACCAGACTATGAATGGATAAAATACCTAAATGGCGCTATGTCTACCGACATTACCGACGTAAATAAGGATAAGAAAGCTTATCTTTCATATATGGTTGAATTCTAATATTAACAAGAAAAAATTTAAGGAAATGGATATACTTGACTTGGTATTTGACGAAAAGCTTGATTCACTCAGTGGAAGTGAATATGACAAATCTATATCTCGTATGATTAACGAAGGTCTATGGGATGAGATTGCTGAAGAGGATACAACTGACGATGATGATAACGAAAGTACTGAAATGAAGAGAGAGGTAACTCAAATCATTCAGAGCGGTCAAAAGAAAGTTTTGACAGACGACAATGCCGTAAATTTCGTTACAGCGATTTATGACATAGCTGCTGCTAAGGGAAAGACGAAGAGCAGTTTCAAAGTCTTCAGACATTTCGATTTCAGCAAAGTAACGAATTTCGATGCGATGTTTGCATACTTGAACATTCCTAATGCAGACCTTAGCATAATCGAGACGAATTCAGCTACTTCTATGAAAGGTACTTTCTATAAGTCTGGATTTAATAACGATTCAATCAAGAGCTGGAGGATAAACCGTGTGAAGTCATTTGACAATATGTTTTTGAGTTCTGACTTCAACCATCCTGAAGTATTCAAAATTTGGGCGCCTGACTACATGGCAGATATTGCACGTAACCCTAAGAAGCAGCCTAAAATTGATACTTCTTATGAAGACATCCAGAAAGCTAAGAAAGAAATCGAGCAATCGCTTGACGCTGAATTTGATGAAGATTATTCGTTGAAATCTTTCTCTACGTTAATGAATGAAGGTTTCTTCGACAATGTAAAGAAGGTTGCTGGAAATATCGTTGACAAAATCAAAGAAATCTTCACACGTACGACAGAAAAATTGAATGAATGGTTCGTAGCCGCTTTCGATAAAGACGGATACAGTCTTGGTGCGGTATCGCCTTCATCTATCGTGAACTTCTTCGGTAGCGTCAGCCCGTCAAAAGCTGTACAGGTCATATCAAAGGTTTCTGACGAGTTCTCAAAACCTGTCGATACTGTAAGCCTTAATGATACGGGCGTATATCCGGTATATGCAACTGATAATGAGAAAAAGAATCTTGAGACCTTACTCTCTATGGGTGAGGGTCGCGGTGTCGGCGGTTATAAAGCTCGTTCAGGTGGTTTCGATGAAAGATGGCAGGAATGTGGTACGGAACGTCTTGAACAGGAAATAAAAATGAGGCTTGTAAAACCACAAGGCAACGGAGTAATGCCATTGCTTATTTGGGGAGCTCCTGGTATAGGTAAGACACATATACCTATGTCAATAGTAAACGCGTATAACAAGAATATAACTGACCCTAAGAAACGTAAAGCTCTTATTGTTATCGACTGTGGCCAGTTGAAATCAGACTCATTATCGGTACCTATGCCTAAGACTGAGTCAATACGCCAGCAGCTTGAATCTGAAGGCAAGTCTGTAGAAGGTCTTTCTGACGAAGTTCTTAATAAGATAGTTAAGAAATGTGAGGATGCAATGACAGACGCTTTGCCTGTATATAAACCTACAGGAGACAGAAATACTGACTTATTGCTTAATGAGATAGCAAACGGTTCTGTCAACCCGGTATATGACGAAGACGGTGTTTTGGAATACTGCGAGAAAACAGGTGACGGTGGTATCTTGATGCTTGATGAGTTGTTTAGGGCTGACATCGACATATTCTCTGCTTTCTTGACGTTGATTGCCGACAGAAAGTACGGTTCTTGCATACTTGGCAGCAAATGGTCTATTATCGCTTGTACGAATAGGCCGCTTGATGACTCTATGGTTGAATCTAAATGGGAACATGCTCCAGGTGCTTTGACAAACCGTTTCGCACAGATTCAGTTCGTGCCTACATTCAGTTCTTGGAAAGTATGGGCTGAAAACCACGGATTCGACCAGACAACTCTTGATTTCTTCCAAGCAGAGGTAAATGCGGAAGGTGAGTTTACGAACTGGTTCAATTATGATGTTGAATCAAGGCTTAATTATGACCAGAAACGAGCTTCAGCCGCATGGCCTTCTCCACGTTCTTGGACAAACTGTATTTACAGATTGAATCTTGAATGTGAGACAAGAGGCTTTAAGGATTACAGCGGATTCGACAAAGACGAATTCAGGGAAATAGTTTCAATGTATGTCGGCTCTGACGCTGCTGAAGACTATACCGAATACTGGTTTAATAACAGAGACAGCAGTAAGCCTAAGTTCACGGCGATGAATGTCGTAAACGGTAAATTGAATGACACCGTTAAAGAGCTTACATTGCCAGATAGAACAATGGATACTATGCAGGTAATACAAGCATACGTAAGTTCTAAATGGGATGAAAAGAATCCTATACCTGAAAAGAACTTCGAGAATATCTGCAAGTTCCTTGTAAACAATATGCCTGAAGGAACATCCAACCAGATAGTAATATCTACGATGGAAGGTATTATTACAGATATGGGTTATGACATCAACAGTAAGGAATCTTTGAAAAATTGCCCATATACGAATGCAATGGTAAATATATTGTTAAAGACTTTTAAAGTTGGTGAATAATGAAACTTACTAACACAAACTTTGCAATCTATATGAAGCAGCATCCTGGTGACAAGGATGCTGCTTTTGTAGTTAATTGCCTTGAAGGAGCCCTTGATTTGATATATCATAAGCTGCCAGCTTTCAGGGATACGCTCAACACATTCTATTTCGTATTGACGCAGCAGATTCCTACGATGGCTGTCGGTACGAAGAAAATCGTCTATATGAACCCGAAATTCGTACGTGAATATCTTGGCGCTGACGAGTATCAAGCATCTATCATCATATTGCACGAATTTCTACATGTCTTATTTAAACATCCAAAGAGGGGTATGAATTTTCCTGATATTCCAAGGAAAACAAAAAATATCGCTATGGATATAGAGGTAAACAATACCATTATAGAAATGAGGTATGCGACTTCTGATAAAATGTCAGATTTACATGCTTGGTTTGATTTGGAGAAATATAGCCAGAAGACATTTGAGACGATATTAAAAATAATACTGAGCGAGAAAAATGATAAAGAGCTTCGCCAGGAATTCACAAAAATGATTGAGGATGAGCTTGCCGAGATTAAGAAGGATAAAACTTTGTCGAAAGAAGAGAAGAAAGCTAAAGGCGCTCTTTTGATTTCTAAGCTTAAAAAGATAGTTAATACCAAATATAATGAGTCGCTTGCAATAATGAGTTATGCTGATTTTGTTGAGGCGAGAAGTCTTGGACATGTACTTAAAGACCTTAAGCATGACCGTGCAATCGATGTTCTTAATAATATCGATATAGACAAATACTTTGACGAGCCGGAAAACAAGCAGGATGGAGGTCAGGATAATAATGATAAGAATTCTGAAAAACAGAAAGAAGAGAGCGAAGACCAAGATGAAGGCGAAGGCGACGAAGGCGATAATGAAGAAGGCACTAATGACGGCTCTGAGGAAGAACGAGAGAGTGATGAGAGTGGCGATGGCAATGAAGAAAGTTCTGAAAATGGAGAGGATGAAGACCAGGACCAAGGCGAGGATGGAGAAGGAGATGAGTCTGGAGAAGAACCTGGAGAAGATGAAGATTCTGCTTCTAATTCTGTCTTTGATGACGACGACGATTACGATGAGGGTGACGATGATGATAATTCTGATGCAAATGAAGGCGGAGACAATGAAGGGAATGAAGAATCTGAAGAGAATGATTCGACATCAACAGAGACAGTCGGCGAAGACTCAGAAAGTTCCGAGGGTGAAGAAAGTGCTGGAGAAGGAGATAGCGACGATGATGACGATGATGACGACGACGAAAGATTGGGTAGCGGTAAAGGCTCTGAAGCTGCGAAGGGGGATGATGTAAAAGATGAAAACAGTATCTTTGACAGGATAATGAATGTCGATGAAGATGTGGACAGCCTTATCGAGAAAATACCGGAACTTGATGATGAACTGAGAAGTAAATTAAAGACAGATACAAATGTATTTAAAAACGACTTAATATCTGTCAATGTATCTAAAGGAGCTGATGAGTCAACGAAGAGTGATTTTAACGGACCATCTGCTATTCAGAGTGCAATTAAGCGTAAGATTAAAAAGATTAAGAGTGATTCTGAGACCGCTATGCAGGAATCTCAGAAGAGCAAACTTGTATTTCCAAGGAAATCTTTGCTATACGCTGCTGATAAGTTCATTTTACCGAGACGCCGTTATCTTGAAGATTCTAAGATAAATTATAAGGCTCTAATTTATATTGATTTTTCAGGGTCTGTTATGTCTAACCTTGAAACTTATATAAGAATAGCGTCTATAATAAAAGGATTGCTCAGCGAGCTTAAAATCACAGAATATGAGATGTTTGCATTCAGTGACATCGTTACTCCTATATCGATGAACGAACTTGTTGAGATAAAAGATTTTAATGACATCCGTAATATTTCGGATAAGCTTGGAGGAGGTGACAATTTCTTTGCGATTATAGAGAACAGCCGCCGGGAATACTCCGAAATGACAGACAAGCGAGGTGACAATCTTTTATTGAATATTGTTATCGGTGACGGTTACTGGAGTGTAGGCCCGAAACCTTTTGTTGATTTGCTAAAGAAATATGAAGATACAACAGGCATATCTTTTGAAAAGAGCTCGCTTGCAATATTGACTGTAGACAACGGAGTATCAGGTGCGAAATATAATGAAAGCATCTTCAAAAGAGACAATATCATAATTTGCACGTTATAAGATAAGTTGTAATGGAAAAAGTATTCAATATAAAAAGAAAAGAGCAGGACGGATGTGTCATGCTTCAAGACAGGGTTTATATCAAGGAGAATATGAACCCTGAATACTTTTCCGAGGTATCTTCAGGAGAAACAGCGAGGCTTGACAGGATATGTGCCAAAAGGAAAGGTAATTCGGATACAATAGACGCTGTCATGTACGCGAACGGTATAATAAATCCGTTTGCTGTGAATGAAGGCGACATTCTTATCATACCTGTTGAAGATGTTAATCTCTATGCGCCTAACCCTCCTGAGGTATTCAAGAAGAAATCTAAGAAGGGTATTACGGATTATGATAGGCAAGATACGGAAACAGAAGAATTTATCGAGCTTACAAATAAGGCCAACAACCTTCTTAAATCAACTACAGACCCTGGTAGGATGAAGAGGATAAAGGCATTACAGGATAAATTCAGCGGCAAGCAAAACGCTCTTACGCTTGAAAAGAGGTCAAATGCGGAAGTACAGTCTATAAAAGATGGAACATCTGATATAAGTCTTAATAAATACTAAAAACGTCGTCCGTATCGAGTTATTTTTACTTTGGAGTACAAATTACTTAAAACGGGTTAAAATGGGTTTAAAATGGAAATAAATGACAAAAATATAAAAGAAGCTTTCGAGAACGTAATTGTTGATATTACGGTTTCAAGCAAGCATCTCGAGCAGAAGGAACTTGTTGATGTCATTAAAGGACTTGAAAACAAATTTTCAGAGACTGCATATATTATCGGCCAGAAAGAGATAACATTCACATCCATAGATTACGCCTTCTGCAGATATATATGCCTTGACATCAGAAAGATTATGAAATCAGCAGGTATCGAGCATTGCAGGTATTCATTTAAGGCATATATTAAAAACAAGGACTTGAGCAAGCTGAACGTACCTATGTTCATGCAGGATTACGAAGAAGATATGGTTATGGATATTTGCTATAACATACAGAGTGTAAAAGACGTTCTTAGGAATCCTTCGAGCTACAGCGACCTTGTTAACGGATACGACATCAATTTTCAGATTATGACTGAAGGCATGTATCTTGATTTCAGTAAGATGACTTATTTCAGTATAGACCTGCCATTAAAGAAAGGCGTTACTACCGATAAATTCTTTTCGGTTCTGAATTACATCATATATACGGTTTATAATTCAATATCAGATAAGAAGGTTGAAGATAAGGTGACAGAAAAGATACGTGACAAGTATATGACAATATTCGAGTCACCTGATACATTCAGGCGATATATGAATGACAAGAAACATATAGAGCTGCTCATAGACCTTAGGCCTGTCGAAAAAGACGACGAGAAATACAAGCAGTTCTTCAACTATTATAAAGACCTGCTTGTCGAATTACTCTATATTCTGAAGAAAGCTGACGACGATAACGAGATAAGCCTTAATTTCGATACTGACAACAATATGCTTGAGATGAAGATAGACAGTCTTGAAGGTATCAGAATCCAGAATAAGACCAGAAGGTTTTTCTCAATTATAACCGAGAAGGTAAAGAACTGCACGTTGTCGAATCTTGTCATCCATGACGCTGATGTCGTAAAATGCAGGCTTTTTAACTGTGAGCTTATAGACTGTGAGGAAAAGAATACTACGCAGGAGTAATAAGCCAGCCATTGCCCATATTCTCAACATCGTTAAGATAAATCTTGATTTCCTGAGTTTGTTCCTGAGGAGCTTGTAACATAGGCGGTATAGAATTCTTAGAATCTTTATCCGTCTTATTCTTATTGTCTACTTTATCATTAAGGTCCTTTAATTCCTTGTTTGTACCAGCGGATGTAGTATTGCCTTTCTTCAATTCTTCTACGATAGCGGCGCAAAGCTTCTTGATATATTCTATACCGTCTTCGACTTTCGCTTTAGGACTTGCGAGTTCGTTAGCAGCATTGAAGAAGTCAGACAACGCCCTTGTTTTGTCTATGTTAAGAGTGTTTATCTTTTCTACGACTGTCGTAACCATTGAAGATATTTTAGGCAGTCCGTCTACATTTGTAGGGAATGCGCTTACGCTGCGTCCGAGTTCGCTAAGACGTTTTATACCGTTTGCAGACTTATCAAGGTTTTTGAACCTGTTATAATGGGCGTTGTCACCCATAACATCTATGAAGTGTGATGTAGTGTCTGTAAATGAACCGAATGATTTCGGGTCTATTTTGCCTATAACTTCTATGAATTCAGGCGAGAATACCTCAGCAAGCGATTTCATACCTTCCCAGTTAGGGCTTCCGATACTTAGTATGCTTTCAGACGCTATCGAATTCAATGCTAACGACAATTTATTGGTAAAGTTCTGAATAGCTCCGACAGTACCGTCGATGTCGCAAGGAACATAACCGTCTATTGTACCTGTAACCCTGTTAATAATAGGTACCTCGCCTTTCTGGTCAAGTGCCGCGAATGCGCTTATTGACAATACGTAATTACTTAATGCTATTGATAATTCTTTAAGGTTGCTAAGGGAAATCATTGAAGACAGGAAGTTATCGCTTGTCGTCATTTCATTTATCGTATCAGACAACGAACTGATGACAGTCTTCATATTTGTCACGACTTTCGTAATGTCTACTTTAATCGGTTCTCCTACAGGGTCTCCTTTATCGTCATATACCTGAAGTCTTTCAAGTTTTCCCCAAGAAGCGATTGCTTTCGCGAAATATATCAAGCCGTTGCTTAAAGGATACATTGACGATGAAAGAACTTCTATTGCTTCTTTACCGTCTTTATCGAATTTGCTCCAGTCAATTTGAGATGTTATAATAGAAAGGGTATTTGTGATATGGGTCGCAACTTTCTCAGGGCTGAGGTTTACGGTTTTACCTGTATCTTTCAACTTAGGTACTCCATGCTCATCGACTTCGCCGTATTCATATACGGTCATATTCTGTAAGTTGCCCCATACTGCAATTGCTGCAGCGAACGAAAGAAGTCCGAGAGACATAGGTATAAGCGTCGTGCCTACAACGCTTGAAGCAACATTTTTAGCGACGGTTCCTACAGAGCCGAAGAAATCCTTAACTCCTGCCCAGAAGCCTTCTCCAGAACTTTCACCGGCGAAAGCACTTGTAAGACAGTTAAGTGTCTTTCCTATATTTTCCGCTATTTTTACAGGGTCAAGGTTAAATACTCCGCCTTCTTTCTTTATTATTGGATTACCTTTCTCATCAACACCGTCATAAGTGTACATCTGCATATTCTCCAGACTTCCCCATACTGCAATAGCAGCTGCAAATGTTATAAGGCCGATAGACATTGGTATAAGCGTCGTGCCTACCACTGATGACAAGACATTTTGTATGAAAGTCAAAGGTCCGCCGGCGAACGGCTCAGAAATCGCCTTTAATGTTTCTCCTATATTCGTTGCTATATTTTGCGGGTCGAAATCAAAGTCGCCTGTTTTCTTTAATTTAGGCATTCCGTGTTCGTCTACGCCGTCTTGCTCATATACAGGCATACTTCCCATTGCATTCCATACCGACATTGAAAGAGCGAAAGTTATAAGTCCAAGCGACATAGGTATAAGCGTCGAGCCGACTATTGCCGTTGCTATACCTTGAAGTACGCCAACTTCTTTGAACGCTCCCATGATACTTGAAAGTCCGCCTGCTATATTGTCAGACACCTTCTTGTAATCGCAGTCAAGCACGCTTATCATTCTGAGCGATGTTGCAAATGCCATAAGTCCGAGACCCATAGCTCCAACAGTAATCGCACCAAGTCCGATAGGCAGTATGGCAAGTCCGGCAAGTGTCAGAACTCCTGCAACTGACGCTGTTGCAAGAGTAAGCTCACCGATATTCTTCCATTTAATATCAGTATTCGAAATGACATTGAAGGCATACGCGAGACCAAACATTGCAAGACCCATAACACCTACAACTGCAGCACCTTTAATTACGTGTGTCTTTATCTTGTTTATAATCGTAAACAAGCCACCCATGAGCAATACTGCTCCTGATATTGCAAGAAGACCAACGGCTGCCGGTATGGCAAGAAGGCCTGCAATAGTCGCAGCTGCAAACGTTATTCCTATAGAAGACATAAGTGCCGCCAATTCGACTGCTTTCTTTTTAGTATTCTTCTTAATTTTTATTTTATCAAGCGAGAATACCATAAGCCTTACGGATTGCAATGCGAGAGCTCCCACAAGCGCTCCTACAGTCGCAACTAAGGCGAACGGTGTTACTGCAGCCACTTCTATAAGCATTATTGACAGCCCGTTTACAACATGCCTTACGTCATGCAAGACATTTCTTGTTTTTGTAAGCTTCTTGCCAGTTGGGTCTATCTTCATTATAGATGTGATGACTTTCTGAAGGCCTTTCACGAAAAGGTTCACTGCCATCATACCAGGTACTGCGACAATGGCAGCAAGACCTGCAATTATTGAAATGCCTGAAAGTTTCATCAAGGCTTTTGCAAGAGGTATCGATTCAGATACGGATTCATACGCTTTCTTGACATCTTTCTCCTTAGGCACATTCTTAAGGACTTCGTTAAATCCCCTCTCATCCGAGAAGAATTTATTTACGTATTCAATACCTGATATTGCAAGTTTACCGGTTATGCCGAATTTTATAAATTTCTTCAAGAGGTTGTCAAGGGAATCGACGAAGGCATTTATGGATACACTCGTCTTCTTAAGCTTGTCGTCTCCGAGCCTTTCCATAATGGTAACAAGACCTGGATTTGTTTTATTCGCGTCAAAGAAGAATTTATTGAATTCTTTAAGCATGTCTTTGTCAAATTTCATTTTGCCGATTTTCTTCATAAGATGATTCACCGACTTTATGAAATTATCTATGCCTTTATTGGTTGCGCCTGAAAACGTACTGAACGAATTCAAGGTATCCATAAATTTGGCAATGTTCTGCAGGTCGTTAATTGATGACTTGCCTATCTTGCCTTTGAATTCTATTTTTCCAAGTTTGTCAAGATTCTTTTGGAGTTTCATCGCATCGAAGACTCCCATAGCTTCTATGGCAGGCTTCTTTACGGAGACATTCGGGAGTGACGGTAGCTTTGAACCTTTTACGTTCAGCTTACGTGAAATCTCAGCCGCGCTTAAACTTACATCTTTAAGCGATTGCGCGATACCGCTGTTCTCAAGCGCTATCGATATGCTGTCACTGAGAGTTTTTACGTCAATAGGCATATCCCGGGAAATTCTTTACTATATTTATTGCAAGTTCTCAGGCTTATCAGTAAGTATCCACGATTCTTCTGAGATATGGCAATCTTTCGAATATCCGTCAAGGAATTCCTCACCGAGAACGAGTCCTTTGTCTTTTTCAGAATATGTCACTTCAAAATATACAGATTTATATGTATTGTCATTGAAGTTCAATGATGCCTTGATTATCGGAGAACCATTCCTGCTCGCATATACGTCTGACGTGTATAATGTTCCGTCAAGCTTGAATTGAACGACGTTATTCGATACGTTTATCGAATCGCTTAGTATGACATTATTCTTATAGGTATTGTCGAACTTGATGGCGATGTCTGCGCTTACGCTGCCGCTCATGGATTCGCATTTGAATGAAACAGTACCAGACTCATATTTTCCTATGATATTCTTGTAATTCCTGAAATACTCGAAATTACGAAATTTGTCAAGCAGGACTTGTACTATATCGACATCAGCGACAGTCGATATTCCCTTAGTGCCTGGAGACGAATTGACTTCTATGACATACGACTTGCCCATATTCTGGTCTGTTATGATGTCAACTCCGCACCATCTGCATCCGGTAGCTATCGCAGCCTGTTTTGCAAGGTCTATCTGCTCATCTGTCAGAGTTACTTTTTCAACAGTGCCACCAAGCGAGAAGTTGCTTCTGAAGTCGTCTTTAATCATATTACGCTTCATTGCGCCTATGATTATATATTTGTCTTTGTTTTTCGTAACCTTATTAAAGCTGTCATAAAGCACGTGTATCCTCAAATCGCCGTCTGAGTTTATCTTCTGCTGTATAAGCACGGATGAATTAGGAGCGAGGGCGAACATAGCTGGGAGAGTTGACTTCAAACTTTCCATAGAATCTATAATGAATACACCGATACCCTGAGTACCATTAAGGATTTTACAGATTACCGGGAAAGTTCCGCCTGATACCGCGTTTACTTTCTCTTCAAGCTTGTACATCGTATCCGAGTTGATTATCTCAGTTTTCGGAGTGCTTACATTGTCTTTTTCAAGGGCGAGGTACGTACTGTATTTGTTCTCGCATTTCTCGAAGGCGTCGAGGGTGTTCATTATAAAGAAGCCTTTGTCTTCGAGTTTCTTTAGGAAACTTTTTGATTCGTCATTCTTAAGGACCGTACGCCTTGGAATTATGACGGTATTCTCAAGAAGAACTTCAGCAGTTGTGATGTTGTCCTGCAGAATATATTTTCCGTTTTCTGTTTTTCTTAAAGCTCCCTTTGTAGGGTTTATCGCATATATCTGAAAACCTTGTGCCTCTGCTTGTTCCATAAATCTCTGTACGGAATTATGGCTGTCTTTCTTGCTGAGGCCTGTTGTTGACAATAAAACTATGGAAGGCAGATTCTTATTCTTTTTACTTTCGTTAAGTAAATCTGCGTAATTGTTTTCTAAAAATTTTCCCATAACTATAAATAACTTGTTGTTTATTATATACATATTTATGTTTTCTGATGAAACGTAGCACCAAGATAAGGATATACAAGCGGTACATAAATGTTCTTAACAAGATGACGATACGCCAAAGGTATCGCAGGTTGCTTTTTCTTGCCACGTTCATAACCGTTATAACGGTAGATTTGTCGAATATACGTAATGTATATATGTACGAAAGCTATTATGAGAAGCCTCAGGAGGATATGTATGTGACAGTCACTGTCTATAATCCTGTAAAGGAACAGTGTAATGCCGACCCTTTACATACCGCAGATATGTCATACATAGATACGAACTTACTTAAAGACCGCAAAATCAGGTGGATAGCTGTATCACGCGACCTCATCGGAACATTCTGCGAGTTCGGTGATACTGTCGTAATCGTAAGCGACAATGAGTACATATCAGGCGAATGGGTTGTTCATGACCTCATGAACAAAAGATTCGAAAAGAGGATAGACATCCTGTCTGATAAGATGTATAACAAGAAGATAGGGAAAATAAAAGGAGTGCTCGTGAAAAAGCACTCCTGATTCTACATCGATATAACGTATTTACCGGTTTCAATATCAATTATGGTAAGCGTGAACGAATCTTTTCCGAAACTAATCATATTACCGAAATCGAAGCCGTCGTATTTGAGCACGATGTTTGCGGGCGATACCGACACGTTATCAGAATTCCTGAAATAGAATGTATAGCTTCTACCGTTCTTAAATGAACCTTGGTCAAATTCGAATATGACATAAGAATTGCCTAAACCATCTGGTATTGTCGTTACAACATATACTGTATTCTGCCAAGAGTTCATATTTTTTACCACCGTCTCTTCGCCTCCAGTACTGTCAGCTGCCGTGACATAAAGAGTCTGAACTGCAGGACCTTTTACAGAAACTCTCTCAATGTCTTCAGATTCTTCCGTGATGTCTATGCCGTCACCTGCGACATAAGATTTTATGGAATTGCTTGTAGACGCAATCGCACGTTTTAATGCTGCGTTCTCATCAGTCAGAGCGAGAATGATACTTGACATCTGGCTTATGACCTTTTCCATACTGTCGTATTTCCTGAGAAGGTCCGTGAACATATTCGTATTTTTCTTCATTTCACGCATTGCGTCAGTGAACATGTTCAAGCCAGTAAGCTGCGATTCGTCTGATATTGAATAAGTGTCTCCAGTCAGTCCGCCTGTATCAACACGCAATTCCACTTTCAAAGCGTATGAGTTGCCGTTGATATAGTCAGGGTCTTGTGACGATTTGTACTTAGGATACCTTTGTATGAAACCTGCAGTCACTCCTTCGAGCGATTCCTGTTGAGCATCATCGTCCGTAACAACACCTGTAAATGAGATGTTGTCAAGGAACAAGATGCCATAAAGTTTCGTTTCAGTTAATCCTGTCGACCTGTCAAGTAAATCATAATATAATAAGACAGTATTGAATTCAAAGCTTTGAGCGTCAGCGGACATATTATAGCTTGTGAAGTCATTTATGCCTGCAGTATTGACGATGTCGTAGTAATGCTCTTCAAGGAAGTCGATACCGTAAAGCACGTCAGCCTTGTATCTGCCGTCTTCTTCGCCTGTTCCTTCTTCATCATAATATGCAAGGTATTGCTCGTCGTCTGACTTCGTACCTATAATGTTTCCAGGACTTGTCATATCAGGGTCCGTTATGACATCGAAGTTGCCCCCGGTATTCGACCTGAAAATAATCTTTGGCGTACTGCCTGCTTCAGAAGGGATATGCAAGTATATCTGCGTATATGCGTAGCCGCTGACTTCGTTCCTGTTAAGGATGTCTATGCTGCCTATGTATTTTACGATTTTGCCGTTATTAGGAATATCATCTGTATCAGTGTTGCTACCGTCTTCTTCTGCGTAATAGTCCTCACCTTCTTTAATGACGCCGTCTGCCGTATACTTGTCATCGTCTGTAAGCTTTCTGAATTTTATCGCTCCGACTTCCTGCAGCCAGTTGAAGAATGAAGATTCTGCGACAGGGTCTATCAGAGCTTCCCCTGATTCTCGACGCCTGTTGTTTTCGTTAATAATATATGTCTCGAAATTGAGGATATAGTTCTGCAAGTTCCTTCTAAATTTTTCGGAAACACCTTCAGCAGTATATGGCTGGTCATAGCCCTTGTATCTGCTGAGGTCGACCCTCGGACTGTCACCGCTGACATACATAAGGTCAGGCAGGTTAAGGCATACGAATTTTGAGAACGAGAAAGTCCTGCTCGAATCTATTATTAAGTTTGTCAAGTCTTCATTCGCCTCTGCGAATGTGTACAAAGTCCCGCCCTGTTGCTTTAGGGCCTGAATATGAGGAGTTCTCATGTTTTTACAATTTATGTTGTTTTTTTATATTTATGAAAAACGGAACAGAATGATTTCAAAGAATTTATAAATATAAAGGTGTTGTTTGCAAACTAAATTTATTAAACATAATGGGATTCTTAGATTTATTTACCGGAGTAAAGAACAGCTTTTGCAAGAAGAAGCAAAATGAGACTGTTCTGAAAACAATCAAAATGTTCAGGATAAGAAGCGTGAAGGATATGTATCTTTACCGCGCATATCAGGTTGAATACAACCGTGAACGAAAGAAAAACGATTATATCCATATATGCGAGTGTCTGAGCGACAACGAGCTTGTATATGGAACAGTTTATACATCTAAGGAATTCAAGGCGTCTGTCAGGACAGGCAACTGGGAAAACCATAAGTTTATAGGATGTAGGTCAGTGATATTCCCTGACAGGTTCAAAATAGCTACAGCGTAACCGACTATGGAAAATTTGAAGGAATTCAGCGAGTTCTTTAATGAGTCGCTTGTAGATAAGACAAGCGAACTATACGGGAGTTTTCGAGAATTGCAGTTTGCAAGCAAGTATAACAACATTAAAGGCTTTCGAGTTGAGAAGAAGAAAGTGTCAGGTAATGACATATATGGAGTTACCGTGTCATTCGGTGGAAACGGTTCGTCTGTTGAAATGTATGTCACATGCCTGAAATGGAAAAAGTATTCTCATAGCGGCTATGATGAAAATACTTTCGAGATACGGTTCCCTGATGAGTCATCTATCAATATTGACTATGTAATCGCGGAATTAGACAGACAGCTTCCACCGGATATGCAGTGGGCTAAGGATATGTTCAGTGCTGAGACAAGAAACGACAAGGTTACAAGCAAGAAAGAGCAATTTAAGAAAGAGCTGTATGACAATATCGTTAATCTGTTCAAGGCATTTGACCTGACGTGGGCTTACGCGAACAAATGTGTCTTGAAATGGATAGAGGCTTACAAGATTACAGGCGTGCAATTCGAAGTGATACCTGAGAGGAGAATTTCACTTGAAACATCGAAGTATCTCGTAAGGGTGCAGCAGAATAATACGAACAGATTCAATTACATAGGCGACATCAATAAGCAGGAATTTACTGATAAAGTCAATAGCCTCAATTTGAATGAGGGAATCGGTTGGGATGACGACGAAGAAGTCTGCGTTGCATATAACAGTGAATACTTCGCGTATTGCGACCGTGAGACAGGTGTGATTTTTGAAAAACTAAACATTAAATAGATATGGAAAACTTGAAGACATTCAAAGCATTTTCAGAAGGTAAAGATGATTACCAGACTGAATATAAGAATAAGAAATTTGCCGAATTAAAAGACAAATTCAATATTACTTTTAAGTATGGCAGGGGCAAAGAATTTGGGGACGGCCGGTTTGTGATTACCGATTTATCAATAGACGACCTTGGTAATTTCGGTTATGAGATATTCGACAGGATGGCTCGTAACGTCTTCAATATACCTGAAAAAGATGTTCAGACATTAAATCGTAAGTAAGATGAAGAATCCTAAGACTGCTTATAGATGTGATGCTTTTAACGGCAGGCGGTTTTCTGACAGGCTGATGCCTGCTGATGTAATTAAGAATGAGATTCTTGACTATGGGAATACAGACATTCTTGAGACTGTTAATAATCTATATTGCAAAGGTTCTAATGAATTTCTTATTGACATTGCAGCTGCTGTCAAAAACGGTGATTACAATGATTCAGGTGTAATAATGAATGATACTGTCATAAGCGCGAAAGACATTGCAAGGTATATACTTAAAGTAATAAAGGCTGCGACAGGCAAAGATGTAAGATACTTTTTATGGCTTGCAAGCCTTGAGGCTGTAAAGAAACTGTATGCACGTTCAAAGAATCCAGACATAAAGGAATTTGATATATCAGACGCTGTAATCGTATCTGACCTTGAATATGACGGTAAGCTTTATGGCTATGAGGAAAAGCCTGAACCAATAAATAATGATAAAAATACTGAAGTCATGATAGATATTATTTTAAAAATAGTTACGAAGTCGGACAGCAAGCTTTTCAAATGCGCTATCCCAGAATCATATAATGATACGATTTCTATGGAGGATTTGAAAAACAGTGTCGACGGCTGGTCTGAAGTCAATAGAGGACAGTTTGAAGGCAAGTCTGCCTCTGAAATTGCAGGAGCGTGGGAAGCTAACGGTTTCATAAGCAATGTGAATGAAATTGACGAAAGCGAGTTTTATGCCTGGGATGACAAAGAAGTATTCAGGAATAACGGAGATTATGACATGCTTGCTGCATACGACTTTGAAAGTTCATGTCTTTATGCGTATTCATTCGAGCCTGATTTCAATTCCGCAACGATTCTTGCGCCTATTTGGAAAGTAGGCGGATGTAATGAACAGTCATATCCTGTCAGCCTGAAAGATATGATTAAGGACAAGACGTTTACATATTCGGAAACTCCTACTATTTTTAAGTTCCTAACTCCAAGACTGCAGCAGAAATATGGCAGTACGAAGAATGAAGACCTTAAGATGTTCTCTGAATTCCTTGATACCGATAATGCAGATAATACTGATAATACTGCTAATGATGAGTTTGAGAAGGAGTACTGCAAGAAAGATGAGAAGTTTAGATATATGCTTCTGAGCAGAATGCAGCAAGACTGCGAGTATTACCTCGGTAACGGAAAAAGATACGGTCAACATCTTTGGGCAGGCGACGAGCTTTCGCAGATAAAGGATATGATGTCATTGTGGTCGTCTCTCAGCGAAAAACCGGAATGGCTTACATTAGACCAGATAAACGGATTCTCGAAAGAAATGACAGGTAAGACGCTTGACGAACTCGGATACAATATCGAGTATCTGAAGTCTAAATATCCCGTGATGACAACAGACGAAAAAGTAAAGGCTCTCAGCGAGGTGTTGCCTCAGGATGAGCAGAACCTTGTAATGAGGGATATGTCTGACGAGCTTGACCTTCCGGAATCGCTTGACGACAACATATATGATTATGCCGTACACTGCAAGGTTGACATGAAAGATGCCTGGGATGTCGCAGTGAAAACGCTCGGATATGATTATTGCAATAGAATCGTTAAAAAATAACAGCTATGGGAAAACTTGCAACTTATAACAGATTTATGAAGGCTTCTGAGAAAAAGCAGTCATTAAATGAAACTAAGATACTTAAAGGTATGACGCCTCAGGAAGATGAGGTTATGCACAAATTATTGAAAGCTATTCTTATCGATGCAGACTTTAATGGTAAATTCAAGGAATACGACAGGCTTGCATACGCATTGATGTATACCGATGACTATCTTAATGACAAAGCAGTTGTTGTTGACGAAGAGCGACCTTCATACGAACCGCAGACCTGGGATTATCCAGGTAGTGACGAACCAGGTGTTTTATATATAGAAACACCCTGGTATATTGGTATCAAGAAGGCTGTTGTTGACAAGATAAACGAAAAACAGCTAACTGATGAGATAGACGCTGAGACATCGACATTGCTTGAGTCAAGCATAGTATGCAAGAATAAAATCGAAGACCTGAATGCCGAATGCAATGACAACGAATACTATAAGATATGTATGGTATTTTCAGCGACAGTCATTTATGAGGAATTCTCTGAAAGAGAAGAAGACGGATATAATGTATGGCGAGACAATCTTGAGATGACTGAGTCAAGTCTTGATTTTTATGCCGTCAGAGGTGCAGACCTTGTCGAATTTGTCAGAACATCTGAAAAAGAGGATGAATTCATTGATGACTTATATGATGACATGAAATCAGAATTTGATTACGAAAAATTTTAATATGGGAAACTTGAAGACTTACAGACAGTTCATCAATGAAAGCGTTGCAAACACAATGCAGCCAAAAGACAATGAAGAGCTCAAGGCGTTGATGGAGCAACTTATTGAAGAAAGAGGTAATGAAGGAGATTTCAATGATATAGACACTTCTCTTGTCACAGATATGAGCTACCTGTTTTTCAAGAAGGATGACTTCAATGGTGACATTAGCAAGTGGGACACGAGTAATGTGACAAATATGAGTGCGATGTTTTGCCAGTGCGACAAGTTCGACTGTGATATTTCAAAATGGGATACTGGCAAAGTCACCGACATGCAATCAATGTTCACTTGGTGTCAAACGTTTAATCAAGACATCTGCAACTGGAATACTCAGAATGTAGGAAATTTGTCAAATATGTTCTACAAAGCTGAGAAGTTTAATCAGCCAATCGGAAAGTGGGATACGAAGAATGTAAAAGACATGAGCCATACGTTTGAAGGAGCATCTTCTTTCAATCAAGACTTAAGCAACTGGAACACTAAGAAAGTGAAGTCAATGGAAAAAATGTTCTTTGAAGCTATAAAGTTTAACGGCGATGTGACAACTTGGGATACAAAGAATGTGCGAGACTTTCATGGAATGTTTTGCGGAGCTGAAGATTTCAATCAAGACATTAGTAAATGGAATACTGGCAAAGCAATTGATATGTGCGCGATGTTTTGCAATGCAACCTCTTTCAACCAAGACATATCAGGATGGGACGTATCGAATGTAGAAGGCGTTTTAGAGATGTTCTGGAAAGCTAAAAGCTTTAATCAAGACTTAAGCGGTTGGAAACTTGAAAAAGTTGACGAATGGATTGATAGAATGTTTGATGCAGACTATAAGAATGGTATGCCGCCTAAATATGTTAAAGCAAGAAATAGTTTCAATAAGTTTGTAAATAGTTTCAATTAAATTATAAGTTTGCTTCTAAATAAAATTATGAATCATTAAATAAAGAAGGTGTCAGGATGAAATTCTTGGCACTTTCTTTTTATTGTTGTTTTTTATATAAAATTTTTAGTTATGGAAAAATTGAAGGCATATAACGAATTCGTAAATGATTCAAAACAGCTCCAAAGTTCCGGAGAACTATTGGAGATAGCATTGCATTTGAAAGACTTTAAGAATAAAGTTGATGGATTATGTATTCAAATTATCGAAAATTGGTGCTTATGTAAATATTGCTCATTATTTGATAACGATAATCTTAATTTCAAGCGCTGGCAGACAGAACTAAGCGCATACATCAAATTATTAAAGTCTATCAAATTAAAAAGAAACATAGATAAAACGAATGCCGTCAAAAAGATATTTGTCGACGATTACGAATATAATGACGCAGAAACGATATTTTACATAATTAACAGTAAATTTACAAGGGAAGGCATTATGGATATAGACATCAGGAAAAGAGTTTCTGAGGAATTTGCGAATTCAATATATGAGCTCATATCCGAATTATGCAATGCTTCGAGCTTGGTAGACGACTATATCGTGAAATCTTTCGGGAAGAATGCAGTTTAACTGCAAATCGTTGTTTTTTATATAAAAATTTTAGTTATGGAAAAATTAATGTCTTGATAAGAAAGCAGTAGTCTGTATCGATGACGGAATGGGATATTGTGCCAATGGGCCACTTGAAGTCATAGATATTTGCTATGGCAAAGAGTCAGATATTGTCACAATTTGGGTGTAGGAACATAAATAAAATAAAAATGTAAGAATATGAAAAGAATATCTACTGAAACGAAAAGCAAGATTATGAAGAGCCTGCCTCTTCTATTGTTAACAATAGTGTTCTCCATAGAATACTATTACCAGGTATTTGAGAACGATGCACCTGTTGCGTTTGACATCTGTATGACGCTTATCATCGCAGCGTTGTATTTCGGACTTGGAATCTGCGTAAGGAATATCGTTGAAAGCTATAAGAAAGACAAGTAAGATGAAGAGATTTTTTGAAGTTTCGCTTTTAATCATTCTGTTTTTTGTAATGTGTGCAGGCTTTGTCATTGTCGCATTATGGAAATTCAAAGTCTTTCTCGCAATTATGATTCCTCAGATATTGATAGCTGCTTTCTCAGTTATAAAATATTTCCAGAAATCATAAATATATTACATAGTGAATATTAACTTAAAATTTTACAAATTATGTACAGAGCAAAAATTTTAGTCAAGAAACTTACACCTGTCGCAAAGAAACCGACAGTTCTGAGACCTGAACCGGTTAAGAAAGAGGTAGCAAGCGCTGATGTTAAGGAACTTGAAGGAAAAGAAGCTGCTGAGGCTAAACTTGAAAAACCAAAAGCAGCAAAACCAGCTGGACAGAAAGCAAAAGCAGACAATAAGCAAAAACAAGCTTCTACCAAACCTGTTAAAAAACCGGAAGAAGTGAAGGTACAGGAAGTTGAAGCATCTGTTGAAGCACCTATTGAAGCTCCCGTCGAAGCTCCTGCAGTTGAAACAGTAGAGCAGCCTGCTGAAGAAATCACGGAAGAAACTAATGAAGCTGCCGAACAACCTGCTGAAGAAATTTCTGAAACAGAAACTGAAGCTGTAGATGAGCAAGAAGCTCCTGAGCAACCTGCTGAAGAAATCAAGGAAGAAACAGAAGAAGTTCCTGTTGAAACTCCAAAGAAAAAATCGAAATCTTCGAAGAAACGTAAAAGATAATTTATGTCGAATCGTAAGAAATTTTTAAAGGACCTGTAAATTTCAGGTCCTTTTTTGTCTAATCCCACGTAAAACATTGTTTTTTATATACACTAAATTTTTTACAAACTATAAAATTTTAACAACATGGATTTATTAACAGTTACCCAGGAACAGCTGGAAGGCGCCAGCAAGACATTTATTGACGTCGAAAAAGACGTGTATTCATTATCATGTAAGGATGACGCTATTACAAAGGGCTTCATCAAATTTTGTCCGTACTTCAACGCGGACGGCTCTATCGGACCTGTTGAACAGGTGATATGCGACATTACGCTCGTCAGCAGAGACAAGACTAACAATGTCCATTTCAATTTGGCACAAGACACGAAAGAAGGCTATAACCTTACCCATCTTTTGTTCGGCATCAAAGAGAAAATGAAAAATATGGGTGACGACAACTGCCTCAAAATTAAAATCAAACGTTACTCTGTCGCACAGATTCTAAGTGACTCAGTACATCCTGATTTCACAAACAAGATTGTTTTGTTCAGATTCAACCAGACTTTGAAAAAAGTGATGAACGAAGGAACAAACAAGAAAACTACGAAATTGTATGAAGTAAGCACTCCTGCCCTTGAACTTCTTTTGAAACCAATCAGCAAGAACATTGAAGGCAAAACGGTATCCGTACCTTCGTACGAACTCTGCTCAGTTACCGACAAGGACTACAGCATTGTCGCTGCTGACGGTACATCTTATGCGAATGCGACAAGCGAGCAAAGAGAGGCTATCTCTGCAGAAATCATGAAACAGTCGGAATATCTTCGCAGCATTCTGAAAGAGTTCTCTATTGAGAAAAATATCGATAATATCTACAAATTGGAGCTTATGCTTCGTGAGTATGGTATTACGACAAAGCTTTCTGTCGATAGAAAAGAACCTGCAGTTACCCAGCCAGCACCGACAGTTGAGCAGCCTGCACAGGAAATTGACATGAAGCAAGATGCTCCTAATACACAGGCACAGACCGCAACTGAGACTTATCCTTTTGATGAACCTTCAAATGATGCACAGCCTCAAGATGACGAAGGTTCTAATGATGAGTCAAGAGACCCACTCGACGGCACTATGTCAAACGGAGACCCTCTTGGTGGTTCATCAAACAACGTATTCGGTGAAGCTGAAGATATTTTCTAATAAAGAATTCTGAAGAATAACTCTATGAGTGCAATAGTGTCAATAGATTTCTCCATTCTGTCCACTGCTGCTGTAAGGTACACGGAGGACGGAACGGAGTTCTTTTCTTTTCCAGCGATGGAATCGAAATATTATGGTGACTGGTTTGGGCCAAGGAAACTTAAAAAATATGATGTCCATAAAGAAATAGAAGATAAGGTTACGATAGTGCCTTATATAAAGGCTAAGCCGGATACAGATAATTATCAGGAGGGAGAATCGTTGAAGATTGCAAACGCGATACGACTTACTGACAAGATATTTGAAGCGGTAAATCCTGACTTGGGAGACATATTCGTATTTGAGGGTTTCTCGTACATGAGCAAGGGAGCATCGTTTATAGACCTCATCGAATTCAATTCGATACTGAGATACAGACTTGCGAGGGTGACCGGTTCTGAAAACATATTCATCATACCGCCTACGGACAATAAGAAGGCGTTTACCGGTAAAGGAAACGCTGACAAACTTGCAATGTATGACGCTTTCGTAAATTCAGTATACGGAGGCGATTTCAGGCAGTTCCTTATTGATTCGAACGGCAAATATATCGATAGAAAGAAAAGGGAGGTCGCAAAGCCGATAGACGACGTAATAGACGCCTATTCTCTTTTGTTCTCCTATATGACGCTGTACTTAAAATAAGTAACGCTTATGAAATCAGAAAATTCTCCGCTATCGGAATATTCCGTACAGTGGTCGAAGGAAACTCTCAGTATCTTGTATGAGACGCTGATGAACAGGCAGTTTCCTATGACCGTGAGCAGGCAAACAATATCAAAGGTTTCTTTTGATGAAATCTGCCTGTTTGCAATATCGCTCGGCATATATCACGAGATATATGTTGATGTCAAGGAAGGTAAATTTTATCTTGACGTAATTTACATGAACTCATCTGAGCAGTCTGATTATGACTCATATAATGAGCTCATGAATTATTTTGTCGTAAAAATGTGTGAAATTATAAATGATTACAAATTATGAACCAGATTTTTTTGAAAGACGTAAATGTGAAGAAGTTTATGAAGCTTCTCCAGAACACTTTGACATTTAAGAAAAACATGCTTACTCTGTACATTGACGGAGGAGTCATCAAATCATTTTCCAAGAATGACAGCGGCAGCATGTTCAAGTACATAGAATCAGATTTGTCTGAATACTGTACCGAAACGAAATCATCTCTTGAAGAGCGTGGAACGGTGATATTCACATCCGCTGAAAAGATTATCAACGTTATGAAGAACCTCGGTACCGAAGAATGCGACATTACCATCGAATTCACGAAGTCTGACTCTTTCGGAATGCTGTCACGTATTATGAAGATTTCGAACAAATTCTTCGACGTGAACCTGCCAGCTATGTCTGAATTGCTTTGCGACGTCATCAGTACTGACATCTATTTCAAGGATGAATATGTCAACCGTTTTGTGAACGTGCCAGATGTCATGAGCTTCAATATTCCTGACATCAAGCAAATAATGTCATGCCTTGGCATTTCGGCTGACGACAATAAGTTTGTCATCTATGCGCAGAATGACAACATGTATCTTTCGCAGCTTGCAGATACTGAGACAAAACGTACATTCGAGGAAGTTGCGAACGCTCAGACTGTGTTCCGCTACAACTTGGAAAGCACGCTTGCAAAGAATGACGAATACGCATACTATTCGAAAGACAATTTCTTGCAGGTTAACCCGAACAACGAATATACTGCTTCAATTATAACTTTAGGACCTCAGTTGCCTTTGAAGCTTAAATCAGACGGTGTATGTCGTGAATTATATGTTATGACTAACATTATCTCTTAGGCTTATGCTTGTTGATATTGTAAAAAGCTCTACTCTTGGCGGCGCGCAGTTCCTCGAGATTTCTTATTGGAATCAAGACGGACGCGTTGTCACCAAGAAGAAAGAGATATATAAGGACGACCTTTTTAACTGGAAGAATTCTGACAGGAAAACGGATAAGATAGACTATCTGGGCAAATACGTAAAGAAAGCTCCGATAAAGAATATCTCGTATATGTCAAGGGAGCGTGTCCAGGAACTTATAGAAGTATATTTCAAAGACATACTCGATGACATATATTCTATAAACCAGCCCATGATAACTTTCTTCGATATTGAGACTGAAGTTATAGACATTAACGAAATGCCTGATATGGAGAAAGCGGAATGCGCGATAACGACCATATCATTCCTGACGAACAAAAAACTTTTCGTGCTTGGATGGAAGCCTATGTCGGAAAGCGAAATAGAAAAGGCCGACAACCTTATAAAGGACCACCTGAAGAAATCAGGATGCCATGACGAATATGTGTTTAAGTACAAGTGTTTCGGAACAGAGTCTGAAATGCTTGAATATTTTATTTACAATGTTGTAAAGAAGACCGGACTTCTTACCGGATGGAACTCGAATAAGTTCGACTGGCCTTATATCTGTTACAGATGCAAGAGGCTTAACATCGTTCCGGAAATCAAAAATGGAAATTTCAAGAAGGCACAGGACGGAATGCTTAAAGGTGTGCATTTACCTCATACCATGCAGTTCGACTACATCATCGCTTTCCAGACCTGGGCCAGAAAATATATAGTAGACAATTACAGGCTTGACACCGTCGGTGAGGCGGTAGCCGGCATAAAGAAGATAGCTCATACGGAATCGTTTATGGAGCTGTATAATAATTCTTATGCAAAATATGTCGCTTACAACGCGATAGACTCCGTGGTTGTTCAACAGATTCATAATGTCACGAAATCGCTGACGACTGGTATTGGTATGTCATCGCTGACAAGGTCGAAGGCTTCTGAAAGTGCTACAAGGTCATTGCTTGTCGCTGACGCCATAAGGTTCTATTACGCGAAAGAAGGCAGGGTTATCCCGGTTGTCGAGAATAAGAATAAGAAGGAGAGTTCTTATGAAGGTGCCTTCTTCAAGCAGCCTGTGCTCGGAAAGCATTTCTACTGTATGGCTTGTGACTTCGCATCCCTGTATCCTAACATCATGCGTCAATTCAACATATCGCCTGAAACATACGTACGTCAGGAGGAACGAGGCGGATTCAAGGAAATCCAATTGGGATTCATCAGATGTGCGTCAGGAGCCGTATACAAGAAAGAAGAAGGTGTGTTGCCTAAGATGCTTAAAGACCTTTATCTGCAAAGAAAGGGATATAAGAAGGTTATGGAGATATACAAGCAGAAATACGAAGAAGGCCGTGAGCTGATGCTTACGAATCCAGGTATCGACAAACTGCTTGAATACTATAACAAGACAAGCGACGTCAAACGGGAATCAATAACCGTGGAGGAATTCAAAGAATACCTTGACGAGCTGTATAAGCAAATGCACATCAATGATGACAAGCAATGGGCGGCGAAGACAATCATTAACGCGACATACGGAGCTTTTGGTTTCGAAAGTTTCAGGTTCTTCGATATAAACATTGCTGAATCCATCACGCTGCAAGGCAAGGATTGTATCCTTTATGTTGAAAAGCTTCTTAACGAAATGTTCAAGACAACATGGCAGCAAAAGACAGATGTCCATAAAAAGATGAATACCAGCGTAATAGGGAAAGTTACAGGTAATGTCAGCGTCTATATCGCGACGGATTCCATCTATTATTCAGTATATGAGGTCATTAACAGCACTGATTGGATGAAGAATAAGGTATGGAAGCTTTCTATGAATGAGTATAGCATCTATTGTTCTGCGAAGGGATTGGAGACAGAGGAGCAGGCTCTTAAGTTTTTCAAAGAAGTCCAGAACGAGAATATAGAAGGATATAAGTCGATAGAGCTTATAGACCCAGACCCATGTTATTTCGCGATGTGTCTTTACAGGGTATTTCTCAAGGATTTCTTTAAGGAGGTTCTTGCTGATTACAGCAGAAGGTACAACGCAAATGGGGAACTTCTTAATTTTGAATTCGAGTCATACTGCCATTCTGGTATATGGACAGGAAAGAACAGATATGTTCAGGATATACGCTGGACCGACCCAAATGTTTACTACCAGCCGTATACGAAGATTAAGAGCACTGGTCTCGAGAATATTAAGAGCACGTATACAAAATTTCTGCGTGACCTATATTCAAAGACCCTTCTATATTCGCTCAAGCTTGGTGTCATAACGCCTGACAACATCATAGAGCATTTGAGGGAGATGAAGAAAATCTTTATGCAGGCTCCTATAACAGACATCTGCGAGCTTTCGTCACTTAACACCTACGAGAAATATGTCATAAGCGATACAGGCAATATACATATTATGAATAAGACTCCGCCTACCGTGAAAGGTGCAGTACTCTGGAATTATCTTATCAGTAAGAAACCAGGTTTGTCAAACAGGTATTCACGAATAAAGGACGGAGACAAGGTTCGTATGGCGATACTGAAGAACAGCAGGGCTATATGCAAGGTGTCGAGGGGAGACGAGACTGATGAAGATATGATAGACGTTCTTGCATTTTCTCAGGATACTGAAGTGAATGAGAGGACGCTTATGGACATCGGTGCGACGATAGACCGTGAGGCGATGTTCGAAAAGCTGTATCTCGCACCTGTCAACAGAATTCTGACATCTTGTCATGTGGAGGCTTTTGACGCGTCTCTGACTTACCAAGGGTCACTCTTCCTATAAATAAATAAAAATTTAGAAACTATGGATTCAGAATTAGATGACTTGGTAAACCTTGCAGACAGAATGCAGGAGGACATGAAGAATAACAAGGATGAGATGATATTCGACAAGCCCAAACCTGCTACGACCCTTGGCGTCGATGTCAATAACAAGAAGGCGGAAGCTGAGAGAAAGGCAAAGAATCTCATGGATTCGATGTTTAGGCAGTATGTCCAGGCAGGTATTATTGGTGACCAGCAGTACCTTATGGCGAAGAACATCGTTTCCACCGCCAATATCGCGACGCTCATACGCCAGATAAACATCTGCGAGGATGTCGTCAGCAGCATACTTGACCAAATAGACATTGACTTCAATCCGAAGTTGTATGACTGTCTTGCGAACACACAGAGGACGATGCTTGACCTCATCAAGCTCGAGCAGAGCCTTATAAAGAACACGGAAACCGGATACAAGGAATTGATAGAAGATATAAAGACGGTCGAAGAGGCGAAAGTAGTCAGGGAAGAAGGAACAGACCCGTCAAAGCTTATATCTACGAACAGACAGCTTATAGAAATAGTAAAAAGTACGACAGCGAGAGGAGACAATTAAATGAGGGCGGTTATCTATTGGTATTTTAAGGACAGAAGCATCCTCGAACTGAACGAGTTCGAAAAGCTGCATTTTAAGTATATTAAGGAGTATGATTTCAGAAGCATATTCCATAATATCGATTTCGTGGTGTCATACGACAGGAAGTCTGACGATGTTCTCGGATTCGTACATAGAATCATAAAAGAAAACATTGTGTCAAACTACAGCATTACGGATATTGATAATGTACAGTGGCAAGGGGAATATCCGGCGTATTACGGTAAGATATTCAAATATATCGAGACAGGCTTCGAACCTGTCTTCTATTGTCATTTCAAGGGCGTAAGGCGGGAAGACCCTTGGTTTGTCGGGTCAAGAAAGAAATGGATAGACGTCTTGTACCGTGGATGTTTTGCCGATGAGACGCTGCATGCCGTAAGAACATATCCGATGGCTGGCGCCCATCTCGAGCTCAAAGATGTCGAATGGTACAGAAAATGGCTTTGGAAAGGGCAGTATGCGAGATATGCTATGAAATACCCGTATATAGCAAGGCTTACCGGCGGAAGCTATCTTGACGGCACCTTCCAATGGATAAATCCGGTACTTGTAAGGGAATACTTCAAATCGGAAGGCATAGATATAAATTCCATCATGAATATAGAATTCGACGATATACGATTTACCCATTTTTCAGAGTATTTCCTATGTTCGATAATGAGAGATGACAAGATATACGCGAATATTCGCGATTTAAGGTATCAATTAGGCTACTAAACGTTGTTTATTATATAAGTTCAATATTTTTAATTTTAATGCGATATGGCTGAGAAAAAACAAATCACGTTCAACGACCTTAACAAGTTTATGAGCAAGACATCGAAATATGGAGGTCTTGTAAGCGATGGTACGATTTCCACTATTACTGACTACATCTCAACGGGCAACTACATGCTGAATGCCTGTCTGACGGGCTCAATATTCAAAGGCGTTCCGAATAACAGAAGTACAAGTTTAAGTGGCGACCCCAGCACTGGAAAAACCTTTCTGATGTTGAATATATGCAGGGAAGCTCAGAAGCAGGGATACAGTGTTATCTGGTTTGACAGTGAGAATGCCGTTGATTTCGAGCAGTTCGTTAATTTCGGCATCAATACGAAGGAGGTAAGATACGAACCTGTACAGACAATACAGGAATTCCGTACGAAGATGACATCAATGCTTGACTACCTCATCGAAGAAAAAGACAAGGGAGCTGAGATTCCGAAACTGCTTGTCTGCCTCGACTCAGCAGGAAACTTGCCTACGGCGAAAGAGATTGAAGACGCTAAATCGAACAGCGACAAATCAGATATGACGAGAGCAAAGCTGATGAGGTCGATATTCAGGATATGTATGGCGAAGCTTGGCATACTTAATTCGACTTTGATATTCACGAATCATGTATATGATTCGCAGGATATGTTCGGAGGCAAGATTCAGTCAGGAGGAAAGGGTTCAGTATACGGGGCGAGTATCATACTTAACCTCAGCAAAGGCAAGCTTAAAGAAGAAGGGAATGTTCAGACCGGTATCCGTGTATTCGCGATGCCGAATAAGAACAGGTTCTGCATACCGACACCGATAGAGTTCAATATATCGTATATACGCGGTATGAATCCATATATCGGTCTTGAGAAATATGTGTCATGGGAAAATTGCGGCGCTGACAGAGGAAAATTCATTACGGAGAAAGAATACGAAAAGATGAAAGACGCTGAGAAGAATGCCTGCAAGAAAGTCACATGCGCAGACGGTACCGTGAAGTATTTCTTAAGAAGCGATTCCGGAAGATATATATGTACTGATTCCGGAGAGGCATTCGGAATCAAGGAGCTCTGGTCGGACAAAGTTTTCACTGATGAACGCCTTCACAGGATAGACGAAATCATTAAGAAAGAGCTTGCATACAGCAAGAGCAGCGACGAAGAGCTTGAAGAACTCGTTGACGATGCTGATGATGACGATGAAGACTTAACTGAAGAATAGTTATATCAAGTTGTTTTCATAATTGTTTTTTTAGGGGGAGAGGGAAGAAACAAGATTGTTCTCCCTCTTTTTCATTAAATCATAAATAAAATGTGTAAATTTAAAATATCTTAATAATGGAAACGAGAATATTTGTACGCGAAAGCGATGGAGAAAAATTCATAGTAAATTGGAACGACGATGAATTAGTTATTTCGAATGCAGGAATACCTGTATCGCCTGGAGAAAAAATTGAATTGCTGAAAGGATTCAGTGATGAGGTTGACTTCTGGAATAACTGCCAGAAACAAGGAATGTCTGAAAGCAAGACAGGCAGACTGTTGACTTATAAGCAGTTCTTAAGAGAAAGCAGGAATATCAATGAAGGCCTGTTCGGTACGGACTATTTCAAAGAAGTTGAACTTATCGTACCTACGACAGGCGAATATGCACAGGTCAGAGAGCTTGCAAAAAAGAAAGGCGGCAAGTTGAAAGTTGCTTTCTTCACTGGATATACCGGCGGCGTGACTGTCGATGACATAGTAAGCAAAGGCGAGAAGGCAATAAAGCAAGCTTTGGAAAAAGGATATTATAGCTTGTTCCCAATGGCTTATATTAAGACTGGTAATGATATACCTGACAAAATCGAGTTTAAGGACTTATCCGGAAAACACGAAAATAATCAGAGAGCTGCTACGATTTATGTTGTCGCTGATATGTGGATGCCTATGTCTAAATTCTTCAAAGAAAACGAAGACAAGTTTAATCTGTCAGGCGATATAGAAAGAATGGCAGCAGCTAAACAAATTGCGAAACTTGTTGTTAACGATGTTGTGTTGAAAGTCTGCAAGACAAACAACGGTACAACTGAATTCCATTCAATACTTGAAGCAGACGGTGAAACTGTAAAGAAATTCGCTAAGCAGAATGAGAAAGCATTCAAGGTATTGCTTAATACCAATGAGCTTCTGAAAGAAGGTACCCCGTTCTGTAAATACAACTTGACATTCAGCGCAGGCCTTGCACATGATGCTGCAGCTTCTTTCAAAGAAAATGCTGAAAGATATATGAAGAAACATCAGGAACTTCTTGAAAATTATCCTAATTTCAAACAGTTCTGTACGATGATTGCCAAACAAGCTGTCGTAGAATAACATCGGCCATAACATAATTTTTATAGTTAATACTTGGGAGGAAAGCGTCTGAATTCAGGCGCTTTCTTTTTATTTGTTGTTTTTTATATATATTAAAAATTATGAAGACATGGATATATTAAAAGAACTTGAAAAAGAAGTTGCAGAATTCTGCAGCAGGTTTAAAGATTGTAATTGGACATCTGGAAACTGCTATTATTTTGCAGTCATCCTGAAAGACCGTTTTAACGGTGAAATCTATTATGATGTCATAAAGGGGCATTTCGTATGCAAGATTCTTGATAAATTCTTTTTCGACTATAACGGCCTATATCAAGTTGACTATAACCACAAGAATCAAGACAAAGGCACGAAACTTATTAAATGGGACGATTTCCACATTTATGACTACGAACAGAAATGGAGAATACTGAGAGACTGTATTCTCTAAATCGATAAAATCATAGGTAAAGGTTAAAATTTTTCTTATTGGTAACCAAGTAGTTAAGAACATCCTTCAAAAATTTTTAACAATTTTTGTTAAAAATAGAAAATATCAACATATATTTGTCTAAACAAAACTTAAAACAATGACATACGTAATGAAGGATAAGGAATATTCGAGAGAAGAAGCCCTCGATTCCTGGAACAAAGTGATAGCAGCTGTGGACAAATACTACAGCAAGGCTAAGAAAGTATGCAGTTGGGATACCAAGTACAGTTTCTTCAGGGAATTTGTATTCCCTAAGACTAAGCTCTGGACATTTGATATTCTTAACAAAGCCATTTTCAATAAATTGGGGAATTATGACTCTCAGTTGCTCCCGCTTTCAAATGGGTATAATATCATTGATGGATTCGGGCGTAAGACAACATATTTCAAGTTAGGAGAAAATGGGTCGTGTTGTTTCGAAGATTTGGAAGGAAATAAGAGGTATGAGATAGACTGCACCCGATTCCTGAATGGCAATACAAGAGTAAGAATTTTTATCAGCGAACTAAGTAATAACAATTAAAACCAGAGAATTATGGCAGAGGAAAAATTTTCAACGACGTTCTGGATGGATTTCTCCATTGCGGACAGATTCGGAGTAAATGCAGTTAAGGATACGTTTAACCGCGCGTTTAAAGAATGGAAAAGTGACTACAGGTATCTTACCGATTTGATAATAGTGCTCAACCATAAGATATGGCAGCATTACGACACAGGGAACGAAGCTCTTGCGACTGTATATGATACATTATGGCGCAAGGCTGATACGTATGCAGGCAGACATCTTAAAGGCGAAGAAGCTGAGTATTATTTCAGAATGACGGATTAAGCGTAAATAAGATGAAAGAGATTCTGAAGAGATTTTGTGACAATCCTCGTGATTATATAGGCAAAGCTGATGAAATAGTCACGAGGCTTTGGACTGATTCTGAATATTTCAGTCAATATTCTGAAGAAATAATTTGCGGAGTCGTCGGAGCCATTATTGTTCTGATAATCTATAAGATTCTATTTTAGTGAGAACAATTAAAGACAATTAAAAATTAAGATTATGGAGAGAGGATTTCCAATATTGCCTGTCATACAGGTTATGCTTATATTCTTAAAGCTTTTTGATTTGACGACGATGACGTGGTATCAGGTGTTTATACCTATGTATATCTTGCTTTCGCTATATGTCATAGGCTTTTTGCTTGGCGCCGTCATTTATATCGTTAAAACAAGTGATTACGATACAGAAGAGAGTGAAGAACAGGAACGTTCTGAAGAAATCTAAAATTGAAGTCATAGGAAATGTTGTGATTAAAACAAAGTGAGTTATGAGTAGTAAATTGATAACAAAAGAAGAACTGAAGAAAATCCGTGTATGTGACGACAATGAAGTGTTCAAATTCTTCGAACAGAGTGACAATGATGGTGTGACACTATTGTTTCAGTCAGCAAGAAGGTATACAAGAGGCATCCCTTCAAAGTTGGTTGTATTATACAAAAGACATCATCAAGATTTCTGGGTTCTGACAATAAGAAGTTATGAGTACGGCTATCGTGATGGCAAATATCGTGACTTTGAGACAGATGTCAAGTATTTCTCAGAATTGCATCGTTGTCTCAAAGTAATGAACATGAAAATAAACAATAAAAAATAGAAGTTATGGGAAAGGGAAAAGGAAGATTATATCCGGAGAAGAAGCAAAACAACTACAAGTATTGCACCATACACCGATAATCCAGACAAAGAAGTCTTGCAAGAGTGTATGTATCCTTGGTCTAATAGATGTAAGGATGACCGTCACATGTGTAAGAAGCTTAGCTATCAGTATCTTGCGTCACTGTCTGAAGAAGAGAGAAAGAAAATGATGGAAAAATACAATTCTGTTTTTAGTAAAGCTTAATTTGTTGTTTTTTATATATAAAAATAATTATGGAGATATTTACAGTACGTAAGTTACGCCGCCGGATGAAGGCTGACTATGAAAAATGCAAGTATGTGATTCTGTCATGTATTACGAACAGTTCAAACATTCAAGGACCAACCTATGATGTGGATGAATCAGTAATAAGGGAAAGACTGACATACGCTGGTAAGATGATAACTTTTTTCGAATTAAAGTATAAGTGGGAGGAGGGAAGTCTGAGTTCAATGCAGATATGTAAGATTATTGATGATTATTCCAAGTATAGGGAGAATCTTATGTTGTTCTATGATTATGCCGTAATTGAAACGACGAATAAAAACGGATTTAAAATAAAATAATATAATGGATGCCAAAGAATTTGTAAATATAAACTATAAAAGAATTGTAAGGCTTGTGAACCTTGGAATTCTTAGAATTGATAACGGAAACTGTCAAGACCATAACGTAGGCAAGAGCGACTATGCGCAGCACATTATACAGCCATGGCATATCTGGCAGGAGTATGAGCTGAACCCCTGGGACGGCGACATTCTTAAAAGAGTCTTGCGTACGAAAGAGGGTGAGAGCAGAAAGCTTGATTACGAGAAAATCATACATATCTGCCAGGAACGGATACGGCAGATTGACATGCAAGACAAAAAAGAACTTTAATAAAACAGTTATGGCTGCGAAATACTTTATCAAACCTGAAGAAAAACTGTTGCTACGAGATTTGTCATGCCGGATTCCATACGGCTGCAAGATTCTAAGTATTGGCAATAAGAAGACATATACCCTGAAATCAATATCGAATGAATACAAGGTTAATGTCTCGAAATATAATATCGGATTCAACGTGACGTCTGTCCTCCCTTTCCTGAGGCATACGAAAGACATGACACCTAAGGAGAGGGAAGAATATGAAAAGCTGTCCAGAGAAAATCCGATAGCTGCAGCTGAATGGATGTATCGCAAACACTTCGACTGCAACGGACTTCTTGAGAAGGGACTTGCGATACGTGTCGAAGAAGGTACAGATGTTTATAGGAAATATAAGATTACGGAAAACTGATAACAAAGACTGTTATGACAGAACAAGGATATAACGAATTTGAGAAGACTCTTTATGATAACGGCTTCAAAAAGTCTAATGGCGTCGTGCATGGTTCTGACTGGTATTTCTATAAGGCTGTAAGACGGAAGAAAGACAAATATGGTGACGTGCGCGCTGTAAGCCAATTACTGTATTGTATATATGACGTCAGAAAATATCACGACAAGGATGATTACCTTCTTGAGAAGATTATAGACGTCAGCCGTAATGTCGATGAGAGATGCGAGTTTACCATAATGGCTGACCTTGGTATAAGCGAGATGGAAGAGCTTGCCGACAAGTTTTATGATTTCGTCTGCAAGAACGTCAAACTTGAAGAAGATTAGTTTAACCTTAAAATAAAACAGTTATGTTGACAGATGAACAAATAGAAAAGAAAGTCGAAGAAATCCGAGAGAAAAGAAAGACTTCGGATGGCAGGGTGGAAACCGGAGGCTGGTATTACGGCGGCTGGTTTAAAGAAGGCGTAAGGCATGGCGAGCAGACGATGATAGAAAGCGCCTGCAAGGCATTTGAAAAAGAGCTCAAGCAGTTCCAGAATCTTCTTGTCATGATAGACAAAGGATATGCTAATTTCGTAGACATTCAAGGGTCTATCGAAGAGTTTAAGAAAAAACTAAACAAGCCTTGCGATGAAGCTGAATGAATTAACGACTGAGGAAAGAGTTTCTGTAATCAAGCATATCTTTCTTGATGACGTCATCGAGGAAAAGAAAGTAGACCGTGAGAACGGATACATCTTATTCGAGGCTGTCCCTATGGAAGAGTATGATGTCAAGTCTTATTACAAATACTATTATGAGACCGATACGATTACAGTCGAATTCAATTACGGCGATACGCTGCTGGAATTCGAAGAACTGTCCAAAAATTTCAGGATAATGGATGACGAAGGCAATGACATGACTTTTGATAAAGACAGTTTCTATACCGTGAAGAATTCGAATGAGCTTGAAGATTTCATCACCAGCGTTTCAATGGCATATACTGACTGTTTCGAATATTAGGTAGATATGAATATCTTAGGCATACAAGGACAGTACTATATATTGGGATATATAGGTAAAAAGATTAAGGTAACTAAATCGACATATCTGTTATGGCAGGCATACAAGCTTGGGAAAGAGGATAGGAAAAAGAAACTGCCTTGTAAGGTTTTGCCTGTTGGAAGCCTCTCATGGGCAAAAGATAAAATTGAAATGATTCAAAAAGAATTTGAAAAATAATACAATAAATAAGTTTGTGCTATGACAAAGATAAGCAAATGGAATAAGGAGAAGGAAGAACAGGTTCTTACCGCATCCGATTACATGACATACCGTTTCAGGTGTAACGAGTCGAGGCTTCGTCGCATTGACAAGAAAACATCAGTAACGGAATGCGCTCATACAGGCAAGGCATGCACGGTGAGCAATTGTTATAAGATAAACAGAAATTCTATTGAATAAATTAAATAATAAAAGGCTATGAAGATTTATATTGTTTACAGAGTTTTTGAAAAGGATGAAAGCAAGAAGAAAGAATATCTTGACTGCTTTAATAATCCTGAAGACGTCCTCGAATTTATTATGAAATGCGATGACCGAGACAGAATCGAATATACCACGAAGGATTTCGAAGATTCGGAAATAGCAAAAACCGAGTTTAGGAAAATAGTCGTAGACGACAAACCGCCTCTAATTGATTATCCTTCGATTAGAACGTTTCCAAAGAACTGTAAGGATTGGACCGACTGCACGAATCCGTTTAAGGATTGCTTAAATTGTCCGCTAAGGGGAGTCATATATACTTCAACAGGTACAGACACCATAAACGGCGGAATACCGTTGCAGGAAGAAAAAAATGAAAAAAATAAATAATTTCTGTAGAAACGTTGTTTTTTATATACGAAAAATAAAGTACATTTGTCGTGAGACAGATAATTAAAGATTTTAAGTACATTGAAATATAATCATTATGTCAGGGTTGTCTGACGATAATTGTAGTTTAACTGGCAGAACATCCCGTATCGTGAAATGAAGATTCGCGAATTTCTTCCGGCTTCTGGAAACAAAGTGATTGCAAAACTTTTTAGTACGGACCGTCATCCAATATAGAAGGACCACGATATGAAAGGACATGGAAGAATATGGTTCGACTCCATACGTTTTGACAATAAGACGTTTTGCAAGGCTCTGATGTAATGATTTATCCCACGGCATAATTCACGACGTATGTAAGTGTGGCTCGCCTGAAGAGATTCGCGGTATTCGAGGAAGGCAGTGCTAAGATACGGGTAGGGTGATACTGAGGTCTATGGATTCTGCGAAGAGTTGCAAATCTTCCCAGATGTATTAGACGGAGGTAGAGGTTCGACTCCTCATTATGTTTCTAAATTAAGAGTACATTGAAATTATGTCTACTCCTTCTCACGCAAATAAAATGAGGCGCGCTTAAGTTTATTTACGTGAAGGCTTTGAAGGTTCTATTGTTTAATATTGTACATAAAAGCAATGGAACGGTGGTTCGAATCCCTGGGTAGGCACTATATTATGCGTATGCTGGAATAGGTTGATGAAATTTACAGAAGTACCTTCGAAATTTCTGATATATGTTGTGGGCAGCTTAACTATTCAATGATACATGAGACGTCGACTAACTTGTATCAGAAGGTTCGAATCCTCAAGTACGCTCAAAATGAAGAGTACATTGAAATAGATTTATTGTGTGCTCCGGTGGAAACGCCGGAGTAGAATCTTCCAAATTCGGTGGAAGTCTGTCAAGGTGCTAAGCCCTGTAAAGATGAAAAATCGCTGTAAAGACAAACAAATAAGTCGCAGATAACACCGAGCTAAATTGAGCAAGTAGTCTAATGGAGAAGAGTGTGTATAAAATAGGCATATCATGAGAAGCACTCGAAATCGGAATATGACAGATACCAGCTTGACTTGTCAAGTAGCTCATAAAGGTGTAGAGAGCAGACGGAAGACATTCTGCGAATATATTGAATAGCAGAACGTCTGTAAGGCGAGCCCTTGCAGATTGCCTAAGTTGAAATTAACATAGTAAAATGAGCTTGGAGTGGTCGCGTGACCCACATTAAACTACGATACAATAAGTTTTATTATGTTCACTTGCAAGAATTTCGATATGGTGATGGTGTGCTCCAGACCACAACAGACATATAAATCACGATAGGCTGGACCTAAGTCTGCTTTTAGCGGATGATACAAGTGTAATTCTTTTATCGCGTTTTGCTGGCTATGGTAACATAGTGTGGTACGATTTCATAATTATGTACTTTGTGGTTTTGTTTCCAAAGAACATCTTGGACCGAGTTCACCTGTCGCGAGACGGACATTAAAGGTCCATTTTTTAAGACGTATAGAATCTCTGCTATTTTTGCGGATACTATAAATAAGTTCTTTGACATAAGGAATTTTTAGTATGTTGTAGGGAAATGGAAAAGTTTGTCCATAAACTAACAACAACGAGATAAATGTTATAAAAATCCGAGGTGGAGCAGGTTTTTCCTTCAAAGCATTCGAGGATGAAGGGTTGAAAATAATAATCTGTGAGGATGTGTCTTTTACGCTCGACCTACTCGCGTGATACTAAGAGTATTGAGACCAAAGGGTGGCTACAACAGGGCGAATACTGTCGAGGGCTGTATAGGATTTTTAATTTTAAGAATAAGTTTGTGAGCTTTAGACCCCACAGTAGATTTGTTGATATGATTTCATACAAATGCGAAAAAGTGGGGATAAAAGTAATTACAAACGAGGAAAGCTACACATCCAAGTGCAGTTTCCTTGATTTGGAAGAAATTAAAAAGCATGATGTTTATAAAGGCAAGCGTGTTCGTCGTGGCTTGTTTGTTTCAGAAAATGGGAACAAGATAAACGCCGACGTGAACGGAAGTTATAACATCATGAGAAAAGCATTCCCAAAGGTTTTCAACAATGGGATAGAGGGTGTTGTAGTTCACCCGATAATTATTAAATTATAAACAATTTCCATATTTCTCTATGGATTTTGGAACTATGGGGAAACATGAGTTCGATTCTCATTATTAAATTGGCTATGTGGTAGGGCTTCACAAACTTTTTTGGGGGTGTATGGTTTTGACTGTAGATTAGTGGTATGAGGTACATGTGGTGATTGAACGGTTCACCTAAAACAACGGTCAGAAAATAAAGGTAAAAAATACTTTCAGCAAAGTAAGCAACAAGGTTGTAGACTTCGCAAACAGAGTAGCAGACATCCGCATCGCTCCAGTAGCAATGAGAATGGCTGCTTAATAGCCTTTAAGATTTCCTGGTTAGATTAAATCAGGTGGTGGAGCTGCGAGAGCAGAGGTTTTGGAACAGAACCTTAATCTGTTATCCTAAACATGTAAATAATATCTTGTATTGACGGTTTGCAGGACCGGAGTTCGAATCTCCGCACCTCCACAAAAATAAAGTCACAAGTGCAGTTCGAGTCTGCAATGGTCGTGAAACTGTGTTCATAGTTACGTAATATGAGTAAAGCACGACTGCTATAGAGCAGTAAAAGATAGCGGCATAAAGTGTAAGGATAGCACGGTGATTTTTTGATGCTTTTTGCAAAGTGGGCAAGCTGGATGAACTTCTATGGTCTAAGGGTAATACCCTCTGTAATGATTAAAGTTCATCCAATACAAAGGTTCGATTCCTTCAAGCATCACCCAGGTAGGTTTATTTCTTGGTGGTTCCTCCTACAAAAGAAAAGGTAACTCATCTAAATCCCTGCGCATAAGGGAATTCTTCTGGCTGTCAGAATTAAAACAGACAGCATAAATCGTCGGCATGATAGATTGTAAGCCGCCAGTGTGAGGGATTCCGCTGAAAATCCCCGTTGAAACAGGGTAGCAGCTGTGCAGGCTCTGCAGAGTGAGGTCGAAAAACTCTTTTCTAATATTGCGTTATGTGGGAATGGCTGACCTACAACCCACAATTTGCCGGACGTGGGAGTGCGAGAATAATCCGGAAGAGCAGTCACACAATGTTTGGTACGAATCCCGCTGACGCAGTAAATTTAATTTGGGCCGGTAGCATAATTGGCTAATGCGCTTGATTTGCACTCAGGAAGATGGTGTTCGAGTCACCCCGTGTCCACAACGAAACACTCTCCAGGGGCCTTCACCCGGGCCGGAAGTGGTGACTGGAGTAAGGCAAAATTTCTTATAAGAGACCTGAAAGCTTACTTTCAGGCCGGAAGTTCTTAAAAGTAGCCGTTAAATGTGCAAATGAGTTAAAGAACTTTTTCTGCCTCTGTCGTCTAATGGTTAGGACACATGGTTTTCAACCATGTAATTCGGGTCCAATTCCCGGCTGAGGTACAAAAACTTGGTAAATGCCATCAAAGTCTGCAAGCTCACTGATGTCATTAGTGGTTTTCCAAAGGTTATTTGCAGGTAGCTCTTTGGTTTTTTGACTTTCGTCTAACGGTTAAGACAGTGCTATTAAAACGGCTGCTATCTTGGTTCGAATCCAGGAAGTCAACTTGTCAAAAAGAAAAGTAACAGCAGCGATGGCTATATTCTCAGGCATCTGGTTTGTAGGTCGCCGCTGGAGCAGATTGAACTTTTTGCACGTCGTTTATGATGATTGCTGCTCATTTTTCAAGCTAACTAAAACTTTTTAATATGGATTTACAAAAATTACATTGTGACATCGAAGTAGCCTGTATACAGGCTGGCTCGAAATTAAGCATTTCTGAAACGAATGCTGAAAACGGTTCTCTGAAGGTTCATCTAACAGGAGGTATCAATGGCCATGGCGAATGGAAGTATTATTTCAGAAGTCTTTCTGATTTCTGCGATATTATGTATATGAAAGGATACCGTGTGGTAGTTGACAATCTTGTTAACGATATGCCTGACGATGTATTTGATTGCATAGTTTATATTGATGAAATCAAGTAAAGTATGAGTGTAAAACCGGCGCCGGGAGTAACACAGATGTTTAATTTGCCATAATGAACATCTTATTTTATAGAAACTGTTGGTGAAATAATTCCTGTGAGGCGTATGTAGCAGGAAATCGAAAATCTGTAAGAAATTGCAGCCGGAACGTTTGCCGGGCAAGCTGACAGGTCTTGCTAAAGAATCCTGTCATTTTATATAATTTTTAGCGAGAAAACCAAAAATATTTAGCTTCTTGGAAGAATTGCGTGTATTTTCGAAAAATAATATATTTTCATATATAAATAATAAAAGTACATTGACAAATTGGTAATTGTTTTGTACTATAAATCTTGTACAAGTAAAACCTAAAAGTAAACTCAGTTAATAAGAGTATAAAACCTCGGCAGGGACTGTCGAGTACACTTGTGGAGCTGATGTAAGACTTTGACATTAGTCAAAGCAACGGCTGTGAAGCAAGAAGCCAGCAAATCTTTAGTTTGTGGTAGTTCACAGCGAGGTGGTAGCAGATGGAGTGCTCGTCGGTCTCATAAACCGAAGGTCATGGGTTCAAGTCCCATCCTCGCAACTATATTGGATACCGTGATGTAGCTCAGGTGGTTTAGAGCATCTCGCTGATAACGAGAAGGTCGGTGGTTCGAATCCATCTATCACGACGAATGACAAGGTAGCGCCTTGCTGAATGCAGTTATAGATTTCGGCGAATCTGCATGAGAAAATAATAAAAGCGCCGTTACATGGGATTGTGGCGGAACTGGTAGACGCGCCAGGCTAAGGACCTGGTACCGCAAGGCGTAAGAGTTCGATTCTCTTCAATCCTACAAAAACAAATATAAGGAGGTGTAGCTCAGCAGGTTAGAGCGAATGACTGTTAATCATTAGGCCGTAGGTTCGAATCCTCCCACCCCCGCGATACCTCAACAGCCTGTGCGAAAGGCTTTGAGAGAATTCGGATGTTCGCATCGTCACGGAATTCCGTCGGGTTCTTAATTAGAACTGCAACTGCCGTACGTGAAGCGGTATTGTTTAATAAAATCTTCATGGAGAAATAATCCTAATTGGTAAGGAAGAGGTTTGCTAAACCTCCAGTAGCCGTAAGGCGTGCAGGTTCAAGTCCTGCTTTCTCCGCACAGACTTGTATTCCGGGTACAATGGGAAAGGTCGCTCAGCCCAGTGTCTGACGGTAGTCAGATGTAAAATCCTTCGACGGCAATTCGGGCCTATAGCTCAGTATAGGTTAGAGCGCTTGACTCATAATCAAGTGGTCGCTGGTTCAAGCCCAGCTGGGCCCACTACATGGTGTCAGTAGTTCAGTTGGCAGAGCACCGGTTTGTGGAGCCGGCAGTCGCTGGTTCGAATCCAGCCTGACACACAAGTATGAAAATATTTTGGATTTCTTACAGGATTTTCTGTAAAATGTTGTTTTTTATATAAGATTTTTGATTGATTCTTGAGATAATTCTACTTGAAAGAACATTCAGCCAAGTTCACCTGCCGTGAGGCGGATATTTAAGACTGAATTTTTGAAGAGAGCATTGAAATAAGATATAATCTTTTCATTGTCGCTTGGTGTAATTGGTAACACGCCTGGCTCTGGACCAGGAATGTCAAGGTTCGAGACCTTGAGCGACAGCAAGGCAGGTTGAAATGATACATATCTGCGTGTAAGGCATTAAGGTCTGAGTCGTACCGTATGCCTGAAATAAACCGGCAGCATTTACTGTCGTATAGTACTGCGAACGACTTCACCATCGCCGGTGTCTTTTCGGGAAAATATATCCGTGTCCCATTTAGAGCGACGATACCACAGCCGGTGGTTGTCACGGCAAGAAACATCTGACGACTGGCTATGTCGGTATGAGAATGAATACGGCAAGCTGTCGGATGAAGAAACCAATAAAAACATCTCTATTATTCTCGGTGGCGGTTTCTGTTTCAGATGTTTCTTTTTAAGATGTATAAATATAAAAATAAAATATGGACGTAGAAAATAAAAACAGCATAACGGAAGACCTTCAGATACAGCGTTTATGCTCGAAGATTTCGAAAGAACTCGAAGCTAAGCTTAATGAATATATTGAGGCGAACATTCCCGACGGATACGAAGTTGATAAGGAATCAAGCCTTAATAATATTGTCATCAGGAAAAAAGAAAGATGGTCTGATAATAAGGATAACAGTTTCCTTGGATTTTATGTAGATTACAAACGTTGCGAGTCTATCGAAGAATCCGTTAAGTGTGACACTTTCAATAATCCAAACAGCCATTTTACGTTCGCAAATAGAGAATTAGCATGTTCTGCAGTAGCGATGGCGCAGATTTCGCAGATTATCGCAAATGACAAACGTTTCGGTGGCTTTGTGACTGATGTTGAATGGGCTGATTCAGATATGCCTAAATATGTCATAAAACGTACAAGCTGCCAATTCATTTTGGAAACTGAGTATTCGGAGTATTATTTTCTGGCATTCCATACAAAAGAGCAGCGCTCTTTATTCTATAACGAATATTATTCGCTCGTGAATAAATTCCTTATGATTTAGGATGTTTTAAGTTTGTTGGTTGGAAGGTTTCATTGTCTGGCATAAATAGACAGTGAAACCTTTTAATTTTTAAGACAATGGAAACAGTTCTTGATTTTTTGCGTTATTCGCCTTTTGAATACAACATGCCTGTGGCGGTCGTCAGTCTCATCTATGGAGTCTTCTGGTTCATAGTGTATAACATGTATACATTGTGGCATATCAATGATATAGGCAAGGACAACAGGAAAATTAAAATTCTTCCTCCGTCAATCAGTCAGACCTACTATATGATTGATGTCAGATGGTTGTTTCAGATGTTTATGTATTCAAGCATATTTTCGATAATCTGCATAGGCCAGAGCGCTTTGTATGTGATAGTCGGCGTAATGTTTACAGTGATGACCGTAAATCCAAGCGTTAATTCCGGGAATAAATTCCTGATACCGCACATGATAGGGGCAGTCAGCGCGATAACCTTAGGGCTTCTCGGACTTGCAGTCTGCTTCTTCAGCTGGAATATAGTCGCTCTGCTCGTAATAATCGCTGGATTCGATATTTTTACGGTTATACAATGCAAGCGGAGCGGAGACGAACACATGGTATATTACATCGAACTTATATCGTTGTCAGGGCTTATGGTTGGATTCCTGACGGCAATCATAGAAAAATTTTAAAGATTTTTGCGACGTGGCCGAAATTTGACTTAGTCCCGTTGTTTTTTATATATAAAAATCAAATTTACAATGGGAGAATTAAAAAAGATAACTATTGACGGAGAAGAGTATATAATCACACCTGTCAATAGGTATAAGTCTTCTGATTCAGATACAACGGCAGGGAAACCTGAAGAAGAAATACCTGAAATCAGCGAACCGCTTTTTAAAATAGGCGACTATGTGAGGTCAACGTCTAAAAATAAATGGTTCAGCGACCGGACCGGAATCGTTAAGGCTATCACTGAGTACGACAGCTATATTATAGTCGACTTTAATGACAACAAGTTTTGCTTCACGAAGGATGAAATACAGGAATTCAGGTTATGGGATGTCGTGAAAGATGCAAAGTATGGAGACGTTCTTCGTAATGACGGAGACCTGCTTATCTTTGAAAATGCGAATGACAGCTATAAGTTTACGGTCCTTAATTGCTTGTATGTGCTGTATGATAACGGAGAGCATGAAACCCAGGCAAGCGTCATCTATAACAACTGCCGCCCTGCGACATATCAGGAAATAGAACTTCTGAACAAGGACATCGAAAAAAGCGGGTTCAAATGGGATAAGAAAGAAGGCAAGCTTATAAGCCTTGACAAATTGCCGTTTATGAAAGATGACAGCAAGACAGTCTCTGGATACTGGATAACCTGCGACGGAGACTACAGGAAAGCCGAATCCGTGGACAAGAAACATTATGTTTTTTCAGAAAAGAAATATGCCAAGTCGTCGAGGGCGTTCGCACTGATTACGCAGATTATGGCGAATGACAAACGTTTCGGGGGCGTCGTAACGGATGATGAATGGAAAGATTCAAATATAGACAAGTTTGTCATATACAAGACAAAGAACAAAGTATATGGCATATACTGCGAAAATAACGAATACCATTTGCTTGCTTTCCATACTCGCGAGCAGCTGATGCTGTTCATGGAGGAGAATCTAAAAATTGTTATGGATTATTTAATGATTAGTTGATTATGGCTGATGAACAGAAATCAAAGAATGCCTTGCTTATTGAGAAAATAGAGAAGCGCAAGAATGACTGGCTTGACCAGATAAGCGGCAATGTCATAGACAAACTGAAATCAGACAGGCTTGACCAGCTGAACATAGCGGAGGCAACAGCGCTTTCATACCGTGAAAGAATCGTATCAGAGGTATTCACTATTAAGGGACTTTTGTTCAAGGCAGGGTCGGAGCTCGATGAAAAATATGAGAAAGAATATAAGAAGCTCATTTTTTCCGCGGATATAAAGCTTTCTCCGACAGAAAGGAACAAACAGCTTGACAACAGGCTCAAAGACGAGAAAGAGCTTGTTGACCTGTACGAAAGATATATTGCGTTCCTTGGTGACTGTGTCAAGACGATAGACAGTTTCGCCTATGCCGTGAAAAACAGGTATGACGCTATTAAATGGAAAGAAGGTTTCTAAACATTTTGAATTATGACGATATATGAGATTTTACAGACATTTTACAGGGGCAAGGGCATAGGGCTTTCAGAGCAAGACAAGATTGCAGGGATGCAGTATGTCCGCAGATATGCCGCCTGCAATTATCCTGACATCGCGAATGAACTTAATAAATTCAATACGCCTGCGAAAGCCGCTGCTGACGTATTCGCGATACTTCTGATGTCTGGTACGAAAATGCCTGAGTATCTTAAGTTTACAGGCGACACTGTTAACTGGGGAGAAAGGAAAGACCTTATAAACGTGTTCGAGACCGGCTACAGGGATATAGAATTCCTTAAAGTCATAGCACCTGAAAAATATAATGAATGTGTTGGCAGCTTCGAAGAAGCTCAAATTAAAAATAAAAAGAAATGACATCTTATGACGAATGCCTTACGGCAAAAGATAAATTCAAATACGGAGTCGAATGGCTAATGAGGAACGGCATAGACTACTACAAGCTCGACAAAAACAAATTCCCTGAAAGGGTGATAGCGTACAAGCTTGACGATATGTCTGAATACAAACCGTTCCTGAGCGACAAGCTGAATGCTCCGACGATATTGAAGCAGGCAGGACTGATGAACCTGCTTATACCTACTGTATCTATGGGCAGGCGTCCTTTGCTTATGGAGGATTTGAGGAATCTTCCTATTGGCGAATACATCATAAAATGCGGACATGCCTCTGGTTGGAATTGGATTTTCAGGCCTGATGACAATGAAGACAAGCTGCGAAAAATCATAGAAAACGTAAATGAATGCCTTACGCTTAACTATGCCTGCATATCCGGGTGGGAATGGCAATATGACAAAATAGACAGAGGTTGGATTATACAGAAGGTCATAGGCAGGAATATGATAGACTACCAGTTTTTCTACGAAGACGGAAAATGTCTGGCAGTAGACCTGCAAATGAAGGCTGACAGAAACCATGTCCTCCATATATACCACGGTACTTGGGACAACAAGAAGACTGAATACTATATAGGTTCAATGCCTATTATGAAAAAGATGTCGCTTGGCGATGAGAAGATTGTTGCCGAAATGAAAAAATATGCTGACATATTATCCAAATATCAAGGCAATTATCTTAAATTTGCAAGGATAGATTTTCTTTATGACGGAAATCATATTTATTTTTGTGAATATACTTTTTCTCCGTACTCCGGAAACTTAACATACGGGAGGTTTTAATTATGACAAAAGAAGACATCAACATATTTGACTATATATCGCAGGACAGATACCTGCAGATTATAGATGACTGTATACAAAACGGGCAGGACGTATCGGAAATCGACGATAAAATCCGTGACGAAATTTATGAGAATGTCATGCTTGCAAGCAAGAAGAGCGATGAAAAGACGAAAGATGAGAAGGTCAAGACGTCAAGGACAAGGAAGTTTACCGGCGGCACTTATGAGAAAGAGCTGAATATGACAGCGAAGATTGCGCCTATCATTACAGAAGACACTGACTTCGACCGGCTAAACGGCATGCACGTATACAAAGACCTCCAAAATATCCTTACATCGTCAAAGCAATACAATGCGTATATGACGGATTCCACAGCTACCGTCACTTACGGAGTCCTCAGAGAAATGTTCTTCTACCTTGTCGAAAAAGCACACAACATAAATCCCGTAATCTCGCTCTCGTTCATCTACAGCTACTTTTCGTTTGACATCAAAATCTTTATGACAGATTACCTCCCGTCATCGATAAAGACATTATGCCGCACGTATATGAAATCACATACGAATATGATACCTGAAGATTCCGAACAGACTTTGTGTAACAGTCTTTTTGCATAAACTATGGGAACGACAAATACAAATAAGCAAATCATTGAATCTTATGAAGACAAGCTTAAGAGTGGTATTATGCTTAAAAGAATCAACGACCACATCGAGAGAGTCATATATTTTTACGCACAGCTTGCCAAATCAGGCATTATTCCAGAGCAAGACATCAATTACAAAGAAGTCTTAGAACACGATTTAGACAAGCTTGAACCAGAGAATCTTGTAAAGCAATGCCTTAGGCTTGCCGACGGCGATAAGCTGTCAGACGAAGATATTGACGAGATAAACGCTGTCGTAAGAAAACATGTAAAGACAAACAGACATCACTGCGAATATTGGGGAAAAAGTACTGACGACCATAATACAGTAGGAGTACATTGCGAGAAAATGCCTGACAGGTACATTTATGAAATGATGGCTGACTGGGCAAGTACGGCAGAAGAGAAAGGAACGAAGATAATTGACTGGTATAACAAATGTGTTGATTCAAGATGGTTCTTCAGCGAACATCAGAAAAACATTATGCTGAAATCCATAGAATTTCTTGACAAACAGCTTGAACCTATGAGGAAAAGAGATTATGGCTTCAAGTATATCGACCCAGCCAAGCTTAAATAGAGTTTTTATTGATTCTGGGGCATTTTTTCCTGATTTAAGGTAAAATGCCTTCTAATTTCTAAAAACGTCCTTAAATTGAGAATAAGTCATAAGACTTTCGTCTACCGGTGTTTTCAAGATTTCCCTGAAACCATGTTTGTCTATGTAGTATTGCTTCAGCTCGTTGTTATATGCCACAAGTTCTATGTTTGACTTGTTATTTTTCTTCGCGAGCTCTTTGTAATGAGGCATTATCTTACTCACGAAATTATCGCATTTCTTCGTTTTGTCTTTTTGGAACGTAAGGATGAAGAGAGCGTCTTTCTCCCTTTTAAGACTGTATGCGACAATACCGACTATTTCGTCGTTCTCGATAACTTTATCATAAAGAATGTACCAAGGCTTTTTGTTTATGCTAAGGTATGAATTTGGGTCTTTCTTGAAATCTTCATCGAACATCCAGAAACCGGTGTCTTTTCCTTTGTCAGGCTTTGAGTCTTCAACTATTTTCTTTATCTCTGCTTCTGAGTTCACTGCCTTGAATTCCATAGCTTATATGTTTTTTGCAAACATTGAGTTCGCTATATTGGACATCTGTGTTTCATTAAGCTTCTGGTTTTTACCTTTAACCGCAAGAGCGTGGATATAGTCGGAAAGCTCTATGCTTTTAATGACGCTGTCAGAGTTTTCTTTATATGACGACAGTTCGGTCGACATCGAAAGCACATTGGCCTTGAGCTTCTCATTTTCTTCAGTAAGTTCTGAGACCTGCTGTCTCAACTTTTCAAGCTCCTCGTTGTCTGCAGATATTAAAGCGTTTTTCTCTTTTATCTCGTCATTAAGCATATTGATATACGAAGCCGTATCGCTTTCATTCGAGTCTGATGACTTGAACTTGCCAGTAAAGAGTTCTGTTTCAGCAGATTTTGCATTGTTGTCAACATATCTGCTGGTTATGTGATAGGATTGGGTATTCATTTTCCTGATTTTCTTCGCGTTATCCGCAGAGATAAAGAAAACAACTTCCCCTGCCGATTTGTCGTATCCGGAAACGTCTTTACATTCTTCTATGGCTATATCGTCTTTATCGTCTATGAAATGAAGGAACATCGTACCTGTGCTGCCAAGCTTCAGAGTATTACCGTTATTGCCATGTACAGTAAACATTTTGTACTGGTCGAATAATGACAATGTAAGCGAATAAGTCCCTTGTCCGTGAAGTGTCTTATTTTCCTGTTTATTGTTAATCGTAAGCATAGCGTTTAAATTTTAACCGTAAGACGTTCTTGGTTCAAAATATGGTCTTTGACCATATTGCCGAGCTTTTCCTTAAAGCTGCTGACCTCTGCCACGAAATCCTCACTGTAAATACCGTTCGGTTTTATGATGTAATAAGACGTGCATAGGACTTTAAGGATATATTTCAATAATGTCCTTAACGGTTTATGTTCATTAAGGAATTCTGCAGTTTCCTTGTTATGTATGTTTACAAGGTTTATATCAAATTTTGAAAGCGTGTTTGCTTCAAGTATGCCTGTCCAATATCTGCCTTTACAGAATTTCGCGAACATGTCGGCGATGAGGTCGATAGTGACACTTACAGGGTTCTTGTCTTCGACATCCTCGAGATATGTCTTAATGTCTTCAGATTCGCAGAATTTTATAAAGTCTTTGAAGATGACATATATCGTATCGGAATTCATATCACTGACAAGTTTTTTAGTGATATTGCTTGCTCCGTCCGATATGACTACCGATATTTCGTTTTTATCTTTTATCACAAGGTAATAGTCGTTTTCGTCAGGCTGCAGGCCGAGCGCCTCGAGCAGCTTGCTCTTTTTAGAAGTGTCGCTGTCGTATAATATGTCTGCTATAATTTTGTTGATGTCGCCGCTTTCTGCTGAATCTTTTGAGTCGAAGACTGAGCCGTTATAATCCGTGCCAAAAACGCCTGCCCAGAATTTGAGGCTGTCGTTATCTTGTATTACAGTCTTTCCTGTGACAACTTGTTTAAGCAGCATTGACGAATTATCTGAGCACATGAAAATGAACCTCCATCCGTCAGGTATGTTCGCTCCTTCGCGTTCAGCTGCTGTTTCAAGGTATGATATATATGGATTGAATATCGAAGTCATAGTCTTTTCGACATAAGTCATTTCGACAGGACTGCATATAGACGACGAAAGGTAAAAAGAAGATTCGCCGTCTTTCTTCATAAACTGCAGGACAGGATACGTATATTTCCTGCGCAGTATGAATCGAGCGTTTTTGAAGTCTTTTATGAATTCGTCTTTTTTCTTATATAATATCAAATCCCTTATTTCCATTACCTTCTTATTTACTTTATTTATGTTTTACAGCTTGTTGCAGTAGTTTTTGAATTTGTCGTAATCGGTAAAGTCGATATTATTTTCAGATGGCTCGAAATATTTAAGAAGCCTCTGTCTGTAGTTTTTTGTAAAATCTTGAAGGTAGTTGTCATAGCAGTACCTCATCATATCATCTGATATGTTGATACCAAGCTCGTGCTTCAAGACAAAGAAATACAGTATGATGAAATCTATGGCGCACAGACCGCTTCTGGAGTTTATTTCAGGGCACCACATTTTACCGTCGCCGTCGACCATAATGTCAAGACCTATCAAACCGTTGCAGTCTATCTTATTGTAGATGACATCAGAAATCTCATGTATCTTTTTCAGAAATTCTGCATCAGGCTCGATTGGCTCGTATACGAAACGTACGCGTTCTTCAGGCAGCTTGTTTGAGACTTTATTCATAGGCCTTCTTCTGTAGCAGAGCATAATTTCATTATTATACAGCAGTATCCTGTATTCGTCTTTCACATCTATATATTGCGAGTAGATGTATTCTGGGTTCATGCCGTTGCGTATGATGTCACCCTTATCGGTAAGAGTTATGCCTATGCCGGAGTGCGTGTCCCTTGCTGGTTTCTTTATTATTTTCTGGTCATAAGGAACTTTTCTGATGGTTTCTTCATCGTATGTTGCAGGTATGAATCCGCATGACATAAAGCTTTTATAGAATTCAAGCTTGTCATTACATATAGACAGAACATCAAAATTATTTTTTAAGTTCTTCATTTGTGAGTATTTCTTTTTATAGAACTCTATATTTTTCGAACCGTCATTGATGTAATTGATTAAAGGCATGTCTTTCGTAAGTCCTTTATCATATTCATCTTTTATATTCGGGAAATAGAACAAGTCGCGGACAAGCCTTGAAATCGTAATATCCTTCAAGTTGTCAGGCCATTCGCTTCTAAGAAAGCATACCCTTTGTTTCCAGTCAGTCTCTTTAGATTCGCCGAGAAGGAACGTCTTTTTCCTGTCTGGTGATACGATGAAACCAAAATCATGGATGATGTCGGTTCCTATCGTCAGTTGCTTCTTAACACTTTCTCTGTCAGTCTTCGAATTAAATTCCTTTAATGTAACAGGTATTTTCTTTTCTTTGCCGTTAATGCTGATTTTCATCCAGACGCATATCCTCTTAATTTTTGTCTGGGCACCTTTATATCCGATAGTGACAGTTCCGTCTTTCTTTTTTGTAATCTCTTTTCCGAGAAGCTTGAAAGTAACGGTGTCGCCGTTGTCTTTAAGGTCCTCGACGGTAAGGGATGCAGTATTTCCTTCTTTACCTGTATCAAAGCAACCAATCATATCTATGCCGTCAAGCTTTATATGCTCATGGAACGATACTATCGTTTTCTTTCCTTCAGATATTTCATAGTCTTTGCTGAAATAGCCAGAAAGCACAGAGAGCAACCTGTATGTGATGTTCTTTTCCCCAGGTGCATATAATGAGTTTATGCCGGTTATTCCAGGTGAAGAGTTTACCTCTATCACTTTGACTTTGTTGTCTGACTTGTCATAAAGCAAGTCTACGCCGCACCACCTGCAGCCTGTCGCGATTGCAGCCTGTATTGCCGTAAGAGATTCTTCAGGTGTCGGCACATATAACTGTATCGAACCACCAATACTGAAATTCGTTCTGAAGTCGTTGTCTGGAGCAGTTCTCTTCATCGCTCCTATTACCTCATAATCTTCAGGGTCTGATGTTCTTTTCGCCTTTGTACAGACTACGTGCATTCGTATATCGCTTTCTATGTCGATTTTCGGCTGAAGGAGCATGAATTTGTATTTCTGAAACAACGACTGCATTTTAGACATTGCCTCAAACATAGAATTAAAGCAGATTACATCCTTACCCTTTGTACCTTCATCAGGTTTAACGACACATGGGAATATAGTCCGTTCAAGAATGCTACCAAGATTTTCAGCATTTACTTTTATTGTAGGAATAGTTTGCACGCCATTTTCAAGAAGTACATTGTATGTCATCCATTTTGAGCGGCACAGTTCGATTGCTTTCGCCGTGTTTATGATAGGAACTTTGTATTTCGTGAAGATTTTCTTGAAGCTTGCAAGTTTCTTCTTCGGTTCTTCGAGGCCGTATTTCGACATTGCCCATTTTCTTTTAAGTACGACCGCCTCGGACAAATCATATTTTTTGCCGTTGACTATAAAGTCATCTCCCTTTGCCTCGACTTTATCCTTATATAAATTGATATGGAGGAAATCAGCACCAAGCTGTTCCGCCGTTGTCCTAAATTCTTTGATATTCTGATAGGTGTCTTCTGAAAGACACGAAAGAAAGACTATAAGCATTTTACATAAATATATTGGATTCTAAATATATTTATAATAATGGCAGGTTTCTATTATGACAGTTTAATGAATATTTCACCGTTGAACGCGAGCACAACAGATTTAGCTTCAGCAGCAAACGGTAAAAGGCAATTCATGACTACGAAAATCGCCGAAGGAACTGACAAGTCTGTTGCGGCAGAGCTGACGGTTGGCGGAAAAAACGTAAGGGCTCCTCAAAGTATATTCAGGGATGAAATGACAGTAAACTGCCGGTCCTTAAAGAGCATAGCATCTCCTCTTACGGAAGAAAATAAAAGTGATGAAGAAATCATGAGTGATTTCTATACGAATTACTCTGATTACCTGGCATGTATGAAAGCAAATGATGAATTTAAGGAATTCTTAAAGAAAAGAAACAACCCTACTGTAGAAAATATCATAGATACCTATAACGGCAAAAGCAGCTCTCTTGACCCTTACGGACTTGCAAGCTACAGGCTGCAAGACTTCATTTTCTGTTCTGATTACGGCAAGATAACGAATAACAGGCTTATAACCCTTCGCAGATATACAATGCCTACGACCGATATGATGTTTGGACTTGGAATAAATGCAGATAAGATAAATGAACTGAATCAATATCCGAAAAGGCATAGGGCGATAGCGACGGCATGTACATATATCAATGATACAAATAAGTTGTCAGAACTTCTTAGTATGACGTTCGGTATGAACTGGGAAGAAAGGAAATCAGAGATACAGACTATGCAGGACCCTAACGGACCTATGGACAAGCAGTTTACGAAATGGTTCGGTAATATACCGAAAGTCGGTGACCTTGCAGGTAAATACCCGAAAGCAGCAGATGTCATCGCAAGAGGCGTAGTAGATACTATGACTGGAGTCGGTGCGACTGAACAAAAATATAACGCAAAGAACAGATTAAAGGATTTGTTCTATCAAAACTATCGTGACCAGATAGGACCTCAGAACAGGATAGACAGCGTACAGTGGAGAATGCCTGGTATTACGTTTAATCATGACATCAAGCTGACATTCAAGTATGACATAAGGAGCCTTCAGTTTGTAAACCCTAAAACAGCGTTCCTTGACCTTATGAGTAACTTTATGCTTCTTACAGGCAATTACGCTACATTCTGGGGAGGAGCGATTCATTATACGAATTCTCCAGCGGCTCCTGAACTTGGTGATAAGAAACTGCTTGCTTCCGGTGATTACGGAGGGTATGTCAAAAGTATCTTCAAGGATATATCTGATAACCTCATGCCGAAACAAAAAGGCGGTGGAGGCAGCAGCGTCGGCGGAAAAGAAGGTGTAGCGAAGTGGCTCGCGCTTGCAAAAGATTTCATAGCAGGCAGTTTTGAAGCCTTGATGTCGAATATTCTTGGAGACGGAAGCGACCAGACAGTTGGCAATATACCGAAAGCCTTGTTGTCGGGTGACCCTGTAGGATGCTGGCATCTTGTCATAGGAAATCCTTTGAATCCTACTGCCGTCATAGGCAATCTTATATTGAAGGATGTATCTATGTCTTTCAATGATGAGTTGGGAAAAGATGACTTCCCTACAGAGATAACCTTTACGGTAACGCTTGCTCACGGTATGCCGAGGGATATTGCTGGTATGCAGTCGATATTCAATGCAGGACGTGGCAGAATCTACATACCTATTGAAACAAATCAGAAAAAGAAAACAGCAAACGCAAATGGCAAAGACGAGCGCTATCCTATATCGAACGCTCTTTACGATGTCTTGGTCGGTGGACGTGACACGACAGGTAACGCGATAACGGAAGCTGCTATAAAAGAAGTAGTTAAGGATACGAAGAAGTTCGTCGCGCCATAATTCATAAATATGTAAAGGAGAAAAATAAAATGAAAGAGAGTTTTATAAATGCGGCGATTAAGTTTAAAGATGTGTTTGGCGGAGTTCTGTCAAACATCGAAGAATTTTTCATATATATATCAACATTATTACTATCAATTCTGATACCATATAAAGATGAGGTTGTATTCGTATTCATACTTGTTGTAGTCGACTGGATAATGGCAATGGTGATAAATGCGAAGAAAGGAAACCTAAGGTCTGCGAGGGTCAAGAATGTTGTCGGAAAAATCATATTTTATTCATTGGGATACCTTATAGCTGGAGGCCTTGATAAATTTGTAGGAATAGACATGCTTGGAAATATAGTGTCATCAGCACTGTTCATATCTGAGACTTTATCGATTCTTGCAAATATGATGATAATCTGGCCTAACATACCGGTTCTGCCGAAAATAAAGAAATATCTTGAGAAGGAACTTGAGAAGAAACTTGGTTCTGATGACAGTCAAGATGACGAAAGCGAAATTTAAATCTTCATAATATGGCTAAAAAATCTATTGAGATTAAAGTTGTGCGTCTGTATAAGAAAGAGTCGTACACTATCGGTAAAATGTATATTGACAACGTATACTTTTGTGATACGATTGAAGACGCGGACAGAGGGCTTACACAGGAAATGACCCTGCAGCAAATCAAGAAGCAAAAGGTATATGGTAAGACGGCGATACCTTCAGGTAAATATAAAGTCACTCTGACATACTCGTCTAAATTTAAGAAGACATTGCCTCTCATAAATGGCGTAATAGGATTTTCAGGGATTAGGATACATAGCGGAAACACAGCGGAAGACAGCCTTGGATGTATCATTGTCGGCGAAAATAAGATAAAGGGGGGAGTTATCAATTCGAGGGTTGTAATGGAAAAACTTCTGTCAAAGCTGCGAGGGCAAACGAATATCAATATAACAATTGAATAAGCATAGCAAAATATCAGCTTTTGTGTCAGCTGTTCTCAAGGAATTTAAGAACGGTTGTATTATTACACCAAAATATGTAAGGGAGAAACGCATGCTCATGTGCGACTTTTGCCTGTCACGCCGTGGACTTATATTCAGAAGGTGCGGTTTATGCGGATGTTTCATAAGACTTAAGATATTATTCCCGGAAGAAAAATGTCCTTTGGATTTCTGGAAAGAAGTCGACTATAAATAGTATAAGCATTTATATCGATTTCAACATGGGAATTTTTGAAAAACGGACATACGATGACACAAAGAGGACGAAGGAACAAGCTGAGTCTGTAAAGAACGAAGTTAACAGGGAATATGAAAGCAAATACGCTGAATCACTCGTTCGTAATTATACAGGCGGCATAGGCCTTAATTCGACTTCGATACATACGCGTTCAGACTTGAACAAGTTTGTTAACGACATCGTAATGACAGACCCTTTGCTTACAGGGTTTTCGTTTTACATAGATTTCGACACCTCTCCTCTGTTTAAGGACCTTTATCTGTTTGAAAGAATAGACGATTATACCGACAAATCACGTATAGTGTCAAGCAAGCTTGCGAGCCTATGCGATGGTTATAATAATTCTTTCGGCACTAATTTTATGGAGAAAATCCAGAAGAAGCTTGTCGGTCCGATACTTGGAAAAAGAGAAAGAGAGCTTTATGTCGAACCGTACGGCGCTATTGAATATCTTTATCTTTCTGACATGGTATATGTCAGCGGCAGTAAGGACAAAGCAGCTGAACCTCAGATAGTTAGCTCGAAAGCAGACGAATATGACCAAATCATAAAAAATCTGGAAAAAGAAATTAAGCGTCTTGAAGACCTACGAGACGATACCCTTGACCTTGTTTCATTATATCAGATAAAGCAGGCAGAGGTATCAATATCTGGCATAACTGACACGCTTGACGTTCTTTCGGAAACAAGAGACCTCCGAGCTGCAGCGAGCGCTGTGCCTCCTGAGCAATACAGTATGTATAAGGCAAGGATAGAGTCTGCTAAAAATGAGGTTGCCGCTCTTGACAACAGAATAGAAGAACTCAGGAAAGAACTTAATATATATACTGAGCTTAAGCAGCAAGAAGTAGACAAGGCGTCGAATACAAAAAGTTTGCTCAGCGGAACGCCTGAAACGAATGACGGACAAGTGCTTAGTTCTCCGAATTCCGTAATGAACCTTATAAGGTTTTATCAGACTATAAAGAATATCAATGACAACAGGCAATATGTCATAACATCTGTGGAAGGAGTACAGGATATTTTTAACGCCGCATACAACCTTTCAGGTGAGATGAAGAATGAATTGACGCTGAAACTGCTTGAAGACGTGAAAATGACGATTACGAGGATGCTTATGTCTTACAATGAAGCAGTAAGAGATACGAAATATAAAAGGGAGAAAATTCCGTCGAATCTCAGGAAATTCAATATGTCTTTATTCATCTATGACTTCAGGTCATTCAGAAACAACAGGTCTATGATAGGAAAAAGCCTGATTGACTTTATGAATAAGACAACTGACAGGAGAGCGAATATCAACGGCGTCGACGAAGACTTTAATGATTATGTATTGAAGCTGTTGTCGGAGCATATATCGGTAGTAGAGGTATATCTGACTGGATGCAAGATTATCGAAACCGGCTTTGACGGACTTCATGACGTTAACACAAACCTGAAATCCGAAAGTGTTCAATGCTCGCTGAAGATGACATACGACACCGTAGACATAAACCCTGTAATGTTCGCAGATGTCGATAACCTCTTTAACATAATTCAAAATAAATAGTATAAGAATTAAAATATATTGTCATGGATGCAATAAACGAACAATTAAAGACATTTTCGGAGTTTATAACAGCGACTCCGGTATATAAGGACGTCAAAGGTAAATTTGTGCAGTTCATAAGGTATCTTTTACATACGGACCCAAAAGACGAAGTAACTGCTGATATGATAAACAACTGTATACGTAAGAGTCCGAGGACGATGTATAGTGAAGTTGCGAAAAGATGGATGAATGCTGACGACATTTTTAAGATGCTTTCAGACAAGAAAACTGAATATACGATAAGATGTATTGACAATAATATAAATGACGTCATATCGATAATGAACGGCACGACGCCTGTATTCACAACATATACTAATGATTCTCCAGATACATTCGTAAAAAATATAGACCCTTATATAAAGGCTGCCGAAGAATCTGAAAGCTCTGAGCAGTCTGAAAGTTCGGAACAATCTGAAAGCTCGGAACAAAAAGAAAATCAGAATCAGCAAAGCCAGCAGAATCAAAACCAGAATCAGCAGAGCCAGCAACAGAATAAATAATTAAAAATATAAGAAGATGGGAAGTTTTTTTGACAGGTCAAGGATAACGGCCGCCGGAATCATACAACAGGCAGTTGATAAAGTTACTGAGCTGTATGGACAATCTCAGCAGGTGTTCACTGCGTCAAGTCCGTTCGGCCAGATTCTTATGACTATATCCAACCTGTTCGAAATGTTTATGACATATCTTTCTCATGCCGAAGAGAACCTTAATATAGAAACTGCGACAAGTCCTGCAGGTATATACGGCCTTGCAAGTTTGAATGGACATAATGCGTTCAGAGGTTCTTCTGCAAAAGCTGTAATCAACATAGCGGCTAACGCCACGGCCTCCGGTATAGACGGCTCTTATATCAGGATTCAGGACGGTATGACTCTTTCAGTTCCGAATTCTGAGCTGAAATACTTTATAAATGCCGGCAAGGACAGCATTACAATTAACACGAAATCCTCTGAGGGAGTAAATGTCGAGATAATACAAGGTGTTGTTGAAGAGCAGGTATTCGTTTCAGATGGTTCGATGCTGCAGAGTTTTGATGTCATTACAAAGAAGATGACCGACCATTGGAAAGTTGATGTATATGTCAACGATGAAAAGTGGAATAAGAAAGAATCTTTGTATGACATGAACGAAGGCGAAGAGTCATATATTTTGAAGACTGGCATGACAGCAGGCCTTACGGTATTTTTCGGAAACGGTAATTTTGGAAAGATACCTACAGCAGGAGCTGTCATTCGCGTAAAATATGTATTGACAGACGGCGCTGTCGGTAATATGGACCTTTCAACTGTTGAATTTACGTTTGACGGACAAGGTGTTTCTTCAAAAGGCGAAGAGATTGACCTCAACGAGAACCTGAGCGTCAGAGTACTTGAAAACGCAAGGTCAGGTTCTGATTATGAAGACTTGAATTTTACAAAGCTTATAGCGCCTAAGACAAGCCGTAGCTTTGTTCTTGCGACAGCAGATAATTACAGGTCATATCTGATGAGGTATGACGACTATTCTTTTGTTGACGTGAATGTGACAAAAGAAGGATACAGGGATGACGCAGGCATAGTGTATATAACTTTATTAAAGAATATCGACGGATATTATTCAGAAGGTTATGATTATTTCACTGTGCCTGAAGAAAGGATGCTTCCGAAGCCTGATGAAATCGATAACATAAAGTCGCTTATAATCAATTCTGGCTATTCTGTGGTAAATACGAATATCGTAATAGATTCCCTCATAATAGAGCATTATATCATTAACATTCTCGTAAGAGCTTTTGATACTGCAGATAAGAATAGTGTTCGCTCGACGATATACGACAAGCTCAACACATATTACAAGAATATCAGAAGGAGGGATATTATTGCGAGGTCCGACATTATTTCGATAGTGGAATCTGTTGAAGGAGTCGATACATGCCAGGTGTTCTTTATATATGAAAGAAACGAAGACGCGAAAAAGAACGGATATTATACTGATTATACACGTGAGTATGATACCATAAATGACGTTTATGGCATAGTCAAGAAAATAATAAAAGTGGAGCAAGGTACTGACCCTCGTATCGGATTCGATGAAATGGACAACCTTATAGTTCCGGACGGCATTGTCTTGATACCACGCGGCGGCTGGAAAGATGCGAACGGCAATAAGTTCGATACGACATATAATCCTGATACCCTGTCCAACCTCAACATATTCTTTACTGATGACGTTCCTTCAGACGTTTACAGCTCCGATACGGATAAGAAACTTAATGCTATACTAAAAGAAATGTACAAATAACCTTTAAAATAGAATACTATGGTCATAGAAGATAGGTTGTTAGGTAAAGTTACTCCCATTATATATAGAGAGTCTTTAAGCCCTTTATATTCTAAAATAGAAAGCTATATAAGAAATGGGTCGTCACTTACGATACATAGTGTTGAATGTGAAACGGCAGAAGACGGCAGCGATATTGAGAATCCTAAAGTGATACTGAATTGTACTGCCTATATGTATGTTTTTTTTACGAGGTATCATCATTACCTTGAACATTCGAAGACACCCTTGGACAGATTTGGTTATAGCGAATATAAGAATATAAGCCTTGATGATATAGAAGCGAAAAGAAAAGAATCTTTACCTCAAAACTGGGGAAGACATTTTACAATAGCGGGCAGCGGAAATCTGATATTTATACCAGACAGAAGCAATAGCTTGTCATTACAGGGTAGTGGATATTCCGGATACCTGTTCCCAAATTGTGACAGAAATACGTACCAAAGATATATTATAGAGGATTATGCAGGACAATCTTCACGGTCATATTGCGTGAGTTCTATAATCTATAGAAATTTTATTTATGGTAAGTCTGAAGAATATTATAAGTGTGACTTTCTTTCACAAGAAGATTATGATATTGGGATAATACAAGATACAGACCAGAGTGCAAAAGAGAATCCTTTATCATTACCTGCAGGCAGGGCTAATTATAATCAGGATAATATAAATAAGGACAAAGAAAAAGTAAATAATAAAGTTTACATACATCTTTCTGATATATATGATTACAGTAGCTATATAAATAATTATAGAAATTCGCCTTATTTTAAAAATTTTAAGATAGGAGGCGCATTTGGCTGGCAGGAATTTATTTTTGATGATTTCAGAGCTGACTCATTAACGGCTGGATTTGCTGATAATATTGTCGTAAAGGGAAGCCAAAATTATCCTTGGACGAATACTGAAGATTTATGGTTTCAAAGCTCTTGGAATACTAATCATAGAAGGTTCTTTGTTGATGAGAAGACTGGCTATTTTTCAGAAGATAGAAAATGGCATGATTATGGAAGGATGTTTAATGACGAATACCCATTGCATGTGCTTGGTATAGATTTATATACTTACTGGGTTAACCATAGAAAAGATTATAACTTTGAAACTCCACATGAATACTGTCAAGAGGTACTAAACCAATTGTTTGATGGCACTGATTATACAAGGTATACTTATCATAATGCACAAGGTACTCCAATAACACCAAGTACGTTTTCAAGTTCTACGTCTAAGCGTAGATTTATGATGATGTTTATGAATAAAGCAGACACTGGTATTACTTTAGGAGAGACTACTTCATTTGCAGATTTTCCAAATAATAATATCTATGTAGATACGTATGCTGCTAAAAGATATTGTGCTCCAGACTTTTGGACTGGACGGCTTTTATGTCCTGAATGCCCTTCTTTGTTTACTGACTACCTTTCGAAAAAAGGAAAAATAGAAGGTCCTAACAAATACTTATATGTATTAGGACAGAATCCTGCACAGGTTTATAAGGCTTGGGATGGCATTTATGGAATATATGGTATTGCTGAGGGCAAGAATTATGGCATAAAAGCAGAAACCGGTCTTGAATATATACCAGAGGGAGATGAATTTTTATTGCTTACGCAATATAACTGGCCTGAACAGAATGATTTGCCTTTTATGTATAAATACGATTTACGTATAACTGAAACAAAATCAGGAGATATATGTAAGATACTTGACGTACAAGATATACAGGCGCATATTATTAAGACGGATGAATTCCCTGAATCAAAACAAGGAAAGCAGTTGTATATAAGGGAATTGACTAATGAAATCACAGTTCCTGACAATAATGCTTTAATATCAATGGAATTATACGACTTACTGTACCATAGTAATGTTGACGACAGCAAATACACATATAGTAGTGCACTTTTCCACATTACAAGGACAGCGCATAGATATAGAAGTGATTATTGGGATTATTTATTTAGCCGTATACCTGGTTCAGAAGATGATAAGAAAAGGAAGAGAGCAGAGATACGTAAGAAGATACTTGCAAGGAATAATCTTTATGATAAGGAGAATATAGCTAATGGTTTTGCTCTCTGTTATGTAAATGCACTATCTTCTAAAATAATTTATTATCAGTTAGATGGTTTTAAGGTTAGGCAAGAAATATTTAAGAACGCGATAACAGAAAACGGCGAGCTTGACCTTAACAAATTTACGTCAGATAAAGCTGTAAGCAACCTTGTATATTCAGATGGTTCGAATCTTTTCTTTGATATGAATCTTGCCATAAAAGGCAAGATAGGCACTGATGAAGAAAATCCTTATTATTTTGAGTCTTTCTTGCCATCGGATAATGTTGGTAAGAAAAACTATTTTAACCGTCTTTTCAATATGCAGACAAATTTTCAGATTGACAATGTTAGTGATACTTTTTCTCTTTTTAACAAGAATGGCTCTCCGGAAAATACAGTACTTGAAATAGGTAATAAGATAATAGATGCTCGTGAGCATAGATACCAAAATATGTATTTTTTCCCTGTAAGGATTGATTTCAAGATTAAACTTGATAAGGAATGTCTTGACAGAGAGAATCCAGGTGACGGACTTTCATATTCATGTTCTGTATATAAGGGAGATAATCAAATATCAGGATTTGGTGGTTTTCATACTTACCCTCCTTCTATAAATGGCATATATACCCAAAACACTGACGGAACAAAATCAAGGGAGCTTGTATATCACTATGAAGTTCGAATGAACAAAGGCGATGGAAGCGAAGATGAGTATTACACGATATTAAATACGCGAGACGGCAAGTATGAAAATGAGCATTGTAAGATACATCTTGGCAGTAATGGAAAGATAAGCGGAATCAATATAAAGAATTCAGCACTTGTCACAAGTTATATGAAGGCTTTCAAGGAAAGATACCAAAGAGATGGTAATATAAAAGAAGGGAATCCGAGGTTTGTAGAAATTCGTCTGGTACCGGATAATACTATGTGTACAACTGAAAGTACATTCAGATATGAATTCAAAGTTTCTAACTAAACGTTGTTTTTTATATAAAAAACAAAGGTATGAAAATGAAAATTAAAGAAATTATTAAGGAGGTAGATACATCTCGTTTATTATTATTCTCTCAATTCACAATAGATTTGATTGAAGAATTTAGCGAGTCAGTAGAAGAAATGGAAGAAATGAGCGTAACTGAAGAAACAACTGCCGGTGCTATTTGCTATAAGATTGATACTGTCCTTGATATTATGAGGAAAGACAAACCTGATTATGAGTTTCTTAAAGCCTTGTATACAAAGATAAGGGAAAATTATCCATTATAAAATACAAAACAATGAAAACGTATAAAGTAACAATTAAGGAGAATGGTGTCGTAAAGACAGCGATAGAGAATGCCCCTTATGAAGAGGCTTTGAAGGTTTTCTCAAAAGAGAAGAATCGCATCATAGCAGAATATCGTATAGACATATCTGCTATCGGAAGCCAGTGTTACCTGTTTGCGGATGCAGCTTATTTCAATAAGTCTGACAACTGCTCATTTATATCTGGCACTGACGCTGACGACATCGTCTTAAAAATCAGCTAAGCGATGGATAGGACTATCAAAGAATTCCTAAGGCCGTCTGTGAAATCAAAGTTTCACCAGGGTTATTATACGCCTAAGAATCTTGATAAGTACAAAGGAGACCCGACAAAAATTATCTACAGGAGCAGTTGGGAGAAAAAATTCATGTATTGGCTTGATACTACGGACGCCGTAATAGAATGGTCGTCTGAAGGGCTTTCTGTGAAATACTGGTCTGAGCTTGACAATAAAATACATACCTATTATCCTGATTTTCATTTCGTATATATAAGGGATGGAGAAGCTCTGAAATATATCGTTGAAGTGAAACCGCATTCCCAGCTATCGAAGCCGCGACAGCCGTCTGACAACTCTGCAGCTGCATTGAAACGGTATAAGATGAGGCTTGAAAACTATATACGGATAAGCTGCAAGACAAAAGCGGTTAAAAAATGGTGTCAGGAAAACGGTTATAAGTTCGTATTCCTTACTGAAAAATCTAACTTAATCTGACAATGCACTATAATTTAGAAGAGAGATATAACGCTGTTAGGAACGCAAAGACTGATTTGAAATCTGTCTTAAAGACGAAGGAGAACGCGATATTCTTCCCGGGCCGGCTTTATTACATCGAGCGAAACCTTAATACGAAAGCGATGTATAACAGGCAGGTATTCTGTCTGTGCGTCAGCTATGAGATGTCGTCAGGAGACATTTTATGCCTTGACATGTGCAAGCTGCCTTTGATGAAGCGGATGAAATTCGCCGATATAATCATAAAGACTTTCTATAAAAACATATCGAAAGAATTGGAAAGCATCTTTCCTGAGGTGACCGACTGCTACATGCCTGAAATTAACAAGAAGTCAACACTCCAGGTTTTCAACAAGTACTTTGATGCCGGCAAGGCTATAAAGAAAATAAATATAAAAAATATAACGTATTCGGCGGACATCTGCTGGGCTGATATTGATAAAGTTATGGATTTATGCGATAAGTCAGCGATAGCGAACGGCGACATCGTAAAATATCAAAGCCTGTAAAACGTTGTTTTTTATAGGAAACGTAAGAAATAAAACGAACATGAAATATAAAATAACTTCTAAGGTATTTCAAAAGCATTTTTCTATGGTAAGCATAGTGGCGGAAGGCGAAACGATAGCCGACTGCATTATGACTTATTTCGAATTTCGTAACAAGACATTCGGCGAAGACCCTCAAATGGCTGAAAGAATGATTGTGTCGATAAAGCCATTTGTCGATATAGACAATATCGACGTCGTGCGGGGATATGCCAAAGACCCTCTGAAAGTAAGGGATTTCTTGCTTGAAAGAGGAGGCGTCGACAACGGTATGGATTTCGGCTTGACTGAAATGGTATACTTTGTCCTTAACGGAGACATAGTATGTATGCCTCTTGTACAGTTCCGCATGTTGTACGGATATATGAACGCAAGATTTCACGATTTCGCCGCCGATATGGATGATGCTGACATACAAAGACTTTTCGAGCGTCTTGACAATAACAACTTCGACGATGACGATTCAGAAGAATAAAAATAGGAATAGCAGGTACGATGTTATGAAGATTCCGGAAACAGCGACTCTCAAGAAGCTGTTGAAGGATGCAATGACTGAAATAGGCGTGCTCACATCTGAACTTGACGAATGCAGGTATAAGAATAAAGTCCTTATAGCGAAGGGGAAGGAGCTTGAAGCTAAGCTTAACAACGAATTCAGCAAGGCAGACAGGGAAAGAGTCTTCAGGGAAACAAGTCGTGAGGAGCTATATGGAAACCTGAAAAAGAAACTTGAGAAGAAAGACAAGGAAATAGAAAAATTGCGGAAGTCAAACAATGAACTTATAAGACAACTTTTACAAAAACAAAACAATGAAATTCAACAAGATAAGGTTTAAGAATTTTAGGAGCTACGGCAATCAGTGGACTGAAGTCGTGTTCAATGGCTCAGGTGTCTCATTGATAACAGGCTCGAACGGTAGTGGAAAGACTACGATAGCCCAGGCGATAACATTCGCGCTTTACGGCGAGCTGAAAGGATATACGCTCGACACTTTGCCTAACAGGGTCAACAAAGAAGCCGTAATCGAACTTGACATGGAGGCCGACGGCCATAATATATTCATACGTCGCGGACTTGCCCCGAAGGTATTCGACCTAAAAATAGACGGCGCTGATGTCAATGACGCGATGCAGACGTCTAAGGAAGAAATCCTGTCAAGGTACGTACGTATAGACCGTGACCTGTTTACGAACCTGATAATTCTTAATATCGGCACGTATAAGAGCATGCTTACCTTAAATGAGGCAGACAAACGAGCTTTCATAGACAGTATGTTTAACCTCGGCTTCATAGAGGCTATGCTTTCTGAAATAAAAGTGAAATCGAAAGAATACGCGTCAGACTTTACGGCGAAAGACAGCGAGATAGCGCGCCTTGCCGGAATTCTGGAGTCGATAGAGGAAAAGAAAAGAAAGATAGCTGAGGCAAAGGAGATAGACTCGCAAAAAGAAATAGCCGAGCTTGAACAGAAGATAAAAGTTATTGACGCACATATAGAAAAAATTGCTGCGAAGAAAAAAGAGAGGAACGGCGAATCCGTGAAACTTCGCAACGAGCTTGGTAACATTATGAACGAGCTCCGGACACACCGTGAAAGATATGAGATGGGAAGCAAGGACATCTGTCCATTCTGCGGACAGAAACTTCCTGACAGCCTTGGACAAGAGGAACTCCAGAAGCTGAAAAAAGAAATTGAAGGAATCGAAGAGAAGGAAAAGGCTGTCAGAATCTCAATTACAAAGGCTGAGAACGAAGAATACGAGTGCGGAAATGAAATAACAGCTGCAAGGTCTGAAAAGGACTCATGCCTCGCGAAAATACGGCATATCGAAGATACAATCAAACAGAGCAAAGAGGATACCGGCGGCACTGAAGACATTATGAAACATATTGAGGAGCTGAAAGGTATTTCAGACAAGTCTAAGCGTGCGAAAACGATTTACGACATCTGCGCGAAGCTGTTGTCAAGCTCGCCTTATTCGTTCAAGTCCTATATCTATTCGGATTACATCGACAACCTGAATGAGATTATGAAGAAGCTCTGTGACAGATATTCGCCAGATTTCCTTATCAGATATAATTCCGATTGTTCTGTGGAACTGTATCATGACGGATACCTGCAGAAATATGTTTCATTGTCTACAGGCGAGAAGAGAAGAATCGACTTTATAGCGACAATGTCTTTCCTTTATTACCTGAGGAGAATCCTTCCAGATTTGAACGTGATATTCTGCGACGAGGTATTTTCTTCAATATCCGTAGACATAATAGATATGATTATCGGATTGCTTGACGACATCGGCAAGGACTTGAATATGGAGATATTCCTCATACACCATGCAAGCGTCGACAATCCTTTGATAAAAAGGAAATATGCCGTAAATAAAGAAGATGGCTTCTCAAAAGTTGAGATTTCTTTGTAAAACGTTGTTTATTATATATTTCAGTAAGAATTGTTTAATTTATAAAACCATTTAATATGAGCAAGAAAGAAAATACAGATGAAATGGCAGGCACTGCCGTAGTTGAGTCAAGCGAGAAGGAAGAAACACAGAATTCAAAGCTTGCGGAAAAAGTAAAGTCTTATATTGACAAAAGCTATGAAGTCAATACGAAAGAAGACGCGGCAGCTTTGACGAAAGAACTTGATAATGAAATCAGAGGCCTTATCGAGAAGCAGTCTGAACTTCAGGCGAAGAACATCGAGGACATTCAAGGGCTTGAATATGTCGTACAGCTTAACATCAAGTCTATGAAGAAAATGCTTGACATCTATGGAAAGAGCATTGAATGGAATTCTTTGAAAGATGCCTACCTGAAAGCAGGACAGGTTGCAAAACTTGAAGAAATGTACATTACGGCAAGAAATGTCGCAAACCTTCCTGAGAATACCGGCAAGGATGTCATACCGGTAAAAATAAAAGCTGTTGACGCGCATATCGTTACACAGCTTATCGAGTCAACTTCAGGCAAAGGATATTATGAAGCGAAAACATTCATAAAGACCGCAGCTGACATAGCCGCCTCATTCAAGACAGTATTTGAAGAAGTGAAGAAAATCGATAACAAAGAGCTTTCAGAGCTTACAGCTGAAATCTCTGCATTGCAGTCGGTTCTTTATGATTCAATCATTCCGAAATTTAAGATGAAAGGATTCTTTGATTTCGCGAACGAGGCAATTGAAAAGCTTCAAGCAGAAAACCGAAATAAATTACTTAAATAATTTTTGTCATGTCAGAAGGATACAACGATTTGTTAAAACAAGAGGCAGCTAAGACGAATACTGTCGATGACGACTACAAGGTAGAGCATAATGACAGGGCTACCCAAGACATTATCAAGAAGGTTGAAGCGATGAAAGACAAGAGAGGCTTTCATAACGTGCCTTTTGAGAAACTGCCTTCAAAAGGTAAATTTTATGCAAGCAATATGACGATAGCCATACGTCCTATGAGGATTGAAGAGGTCAATGACGTGACGTCTACCGATGAGACAAACATAGTAGACGTATATAACGGCTTGAACACAATGCTTGAAACCTGTACACGAATTAAATACGGAGATACTTTGGGTAATTACCGCGATTTGCTGAAATGCGATGAAATGTATCTTTTGTTCCTTATCCGCGAGCTTACATACCCAAGCGCGACAATAACGCTTGACGTCCCTGCAGGTTCATGTGAGTCGGCAGGCTGTAAGGCGGTTCCTTTCATGAAGGTTCGTATCAGCGATTTGACTATCAATTACCAGGAAGATGAGTCGATTATGAAGTATTACAATGAAATCGACAAAGTTTTCAGGTTCCGTATGAAGAACGGCGAAACAATAGAGATGAAGCCGTCGACTATCGGAAGTCATGCGAAAGCCTTCGATTACGCCGTTGATAAAGAAACCCATCAGGAGAAATACAGCAAGGGCGCTCTTCAAATCGTGCCTTTGACGATAAAATGGGAAGACCTTACGGAAAAACAGATTCTTGATTTCTCTTCAAACATACTTGGATGGGACATCGAGAAATTCAACGTAATCTACAGGCTCGCCAAAAAAGTCGACCAGTATGGACAAAATCTGACAACTGAAATAGAATGTCCCGTTTGCGGAGGGCGGCTGACTATTCCTGTCACCTTTCCAGGAAACTTCCAAGACATCTTTATTCCAGATGTTTCAGATGAATCAGATTACGGACTTGTATAGAATGTATGTCATTCTTGCCGATAAGCTGCATTATTCAGTAACGGATGTAAACAGTTTATTCTATTATGAGGCTGAATACCTTCTCGAAGAGTATATAAAACTCAAAGAGGATGAAAAGAAACAGCAGGATGAGCAGGAGAATAACCAGCAGATTCCTAATGTCTCTTCAATGATGAACAGCTATGAAAGTAAGATGGACAACAAAATCAATTCAATGAGGAACGATTTCAAAATGCCTTCGAATTGGATGCCAAACAAGTTATAGAAGAGATTCTTGAAAAAACCTTTCAGGAAAAGCAGAAGCAGAAAGTGTATGCCTTTTCTGAAAGGTTTAATTTTGCATGCCCGTACTGCGGAGACTCGAAGAATATCTTTAAGAAAAGAGGAAACCTTTATAAAGATTCTTATGTTTACCACTGTTTCAACTGCGGTGAGCATAAGGGATTCCGAGAATTCCTTGCAGATTTCGGATACAGCCTTAGCGATGCAGGAATGACGTATGAGGAATACTCGAAGGCAACGAAGCAGCATACGGAAAAGAAAACTCTTAAAGTTCAGTCTGACATCGGCTTCAGCAAGGATGACATTATGAAAGCTTACAGATGTGTCCCGGCTGAACGGAACCCTATGATGAAGGAATACCTTGAAGGCAGAAGGATAACTGATTTCTCGCCGTTCATGTACGGCAACGGACGCCTGTTTATGCTTAACCTCAACGGCGAGAAGGTCGTAGGTATGCAGATAAGGACGTTTGACAAAAATGCGGGTCCGAAATATCTCTCGCAGCCGTATTCAAAGATATATGAGCAGATACACGGAAAGCCTTTTGAAGACGAAAGAAAAGATGACATCGACAATGTCAGCCTGTTGTTCGGAAGGTTTTATACGGATTTTTCGAAGCCATTCTATATCCTTGAAGGCTTTATCGATTCGGTCTTCATACAGAATTCCGTAGCGGTCTCAGGAGCCGGCAGGGACCTTGACTTGTTCGAAAGCTATCCAGAGGCGAGATACCTGTATGACAACGACGCGACAGGCCGGAAATATGCCGTGAGGGCTCTTGACAACGGCCGCAAAGTATTCATGTGGAAGAAATTCCTTGACGACTGGAACATAAAAAATAAAAAGATTAAAGACATAAATGACCTCATCACCCAGGATGTCATAACCGAACAGAAGCTTAATGAGGTTATTGAAAAATACTTTACAGATGATTCAATGTTTATAATTTATATCTGATTTATGGAGACGATTATTCTAATCTTATATCTCATATTGATGGTGCTGCCGCTCCCGTGCATATACATTTTGGTGAGGAACAACAGCGTGTATTATTTCAGACATGAGCTCCTTATGATTATTTCTACGATAAAAGACTCAAGCCTCGAGAAATATATGTTGGACGAATACCGCACGGTGACATATAATGAGATGCTTATATCATTAAAGAAACTTAAAGTCGAGAATTTTTACTGCTGTAAATTCTGCAGGATAATTGACGAGATTAAAAATAACAACGAAAATGCCATACATTAGTAAAAGAAGAAAATACGCACGAATGTCAAAGCGTGACGAATTTTATACTGATATATCAGATATAGAATCGGAGATGAGTCGATACAAGCATAGTTTCAGAGGCAAGGTAGTCTATTGCAACTGCGATAACCCATATAAGAGCGATTTTGTCAAGTATTTCTTAGTGAACTTCAATAGTCTTGGTTTGAAGAAGCTTTATGCAACATGCTATGATGGCGGATATAAGCAGCTTGACTTATTTGAAGACGGTGATATTGAAAAACAAGAAGCCTTAAAGCTTGAAGTCGATTCTGTTCCTAATGTCTGTTATTATGAAGGCCTGAATTTATATGGCGAGGAACTAATAGAAAAATATGGTGGTAAAGTCACAAAGCTTGAAGGCAATGGTGATTTTATGTCAGACGAATGCGTTGATATTCTGTCGGAGTCAGATATTATAGTGACGAATCCGCCTATTAGCAAATTTTCTGATTTCTTTAAGCAGCTGATAGCATATCAGAAAAAGTTCATAATCATAGGCAACCAAATTTCTGTCATCAGGGATGAGGTCATAGAGGAAATCATAAACGGTAATGTACATATCGACAACACATTTGAAGGAAGAGCCGACTTCTTTATTAGAAGCGCTTACGAAAGTCTTTTAGATGGATATGACAGAGGGCTGGTACGAGTGCCAGGTGTCGTCTGGTTTTCAAATGTATCGTCGTCAAAGTGCAATGAACCTATGGAATTAACGGCGAAATATGACGAAAACATTTATATGAAATATGACGACTGCGAAGCCATAGAGGTTTCGAAGGTAAGCGAGATACCTTGCAATTACTACGACGTTATGGGAGTGCCGATAACATTCATTAACAAATACTGCTGTTGTCAGTTTAAGATAATCGGATATACGACGCCGACATTGAATGGACGAAAACTTTTCAAGAGGCTTCTGATAAAAAGAGACAAAGATTCAGGAAAACGTTGTTTTTTATATACAAACAAAATAAAAAACTAAAACGATAAAGTTATGGCAAAACAAACTCTTAACGAGCAAATGCTCGGAAACTTGAACAAATTCACGGAAGCGTTGAAAGAGATGATTTTCAATAATGACAAATCTCTCAACATGAAATTTTGTCCACCGTATTCCAATAGCTATATTTGCGTTGTCAAGTTTACGCTTCCGATAATCGGCCCTATCAGTTTTTCGGTTGGAGCAACATCAGGGCTTATCTGCATGCACAACGACACTTTCAAAGATTTGTTCACGCTTGAAGATATTGAAAGACTTCAAAAGCTTTGTAACGAACACTTCAATACCAAGGAATACGAAGAAATCCTTGAATACCAGGAAAAAGTGAATAAGTACTACGAAAAAATGAACAAGTAATGGGAGGAAATACAGAAAATAAGCCAAAGCAATGCTGTATCTGCAGAAGATGGTTTCTCGGTTACGGCAACAATCCGGAGCCTGTACGTAATGACGGCAGATGCTGTGATAACTGCAACGTATCTGTAGTTTTGCCTGCAAGGTATAAGATGTTGATGGAAAACCGGCACGCTAATTGTAAAACAATATAAAGCAAAATATGCTATGAGTATAAAAAACGAATTATTCACGGAGAAATACCGTCCGAAGGCAGTAAAAAATGTCGTATTGCCTAAGCGTATACAAGACAAGCTTCCGCACGAGGCGAATGACAAGATACTTAATTACGTGTTTTACGGAGCTCCCGGTTGCGGAAAGACAACGGTCGCAAAGGCAATCATACGTCAGTCGAAGTCACATTACTTGTATATCAATGGTTCCGCTGACAACGGTATTGATACCATACGTGAGAAAATAACGGCATTCGCGTCAGAGCGTTCCTTGTCGATAGATTCAGACAGCGCCGTCAAGATAGTGTTCATCGATGAGGCAGACATGCTTACGAAAAATGCCTTCACGGCGTTACGCTCGCTTATCGAGGAATATTCGATTAACACACGGTTCATATTCACCTGCAATTATTTCAACAAGATACCTGATTTCATAGTCAGCAGATGTCTTTGCCTGCAGTTTGACATCACCAAGGACGAGCTTGCTGAGATATATCCTAATTTCAAGAAACTTCTGCAGATAGTCTGTAACGCTGAAGGGATAAAGGTTTCTGAAGATGCGTCTGACCTTATGCTGAAGTCATTCTTGCCGGATATGAGAAAGGTATACCAATGCCTTAACGTGTTCAAGAACAGAGGTGGTGTCGATATGACTGTCGATGATGTAAAGGAATTCATTAACGGTTACGTTGACGCTGATTTCATGTGGCGTATGACGACAGACCTTTCCTTGAAATTCCCTGAAGTCTATAAGGATGTGGTGATGAAGGTCAGCGACATTAACGGGTTCTTTGAATGGCTCAACCACGAATTCCTTGACAGAATTCTTGCTGAACGCCCTGAACTTCTTGGTATCATGGTAGTAGACGTACAGACTTACAGCGCTCAGTTGCCTGCATCATTCGACAAAGTCATTGCGCTCCTCGCCTGCATAAACACGATAAGACAACATTTGACTGAACATAAGAAATAAGGATGAGGACAAACATTTACATAGACGCAAGCAATTTCTATTACAGGATACTTTTCGCAACAGGTACGAATCCAGAACTTGCTACAGACAGCGAAAGAGACACTTATTATGAAAGTCTCGCTATATCGATGTTTAACATGCTTAACCGTTTCGGGGCGTGCAACGAGGTCTACTTCGTTAAAGACCACGTCAGCTGGCGTAAGAATTATATGACTGAATATAAGAAAGAACGCCAGAACGACGACAAGGGAATAAATTTCGACAATATGCAGATTGTCTCTATGCGTTTTGAGGATTTCCTCAGAAGAATAAACACGAGAATTATTTCCTGCGAGAACTGCGAGGCTGACGACGTCATTTTCTATAAGGTGAAGAATGACAAGTATGTATCTGTCATAGTCTCAGGCGACAATGATTTCAACCAGCTAATATCTGATACGTGTTTCAGGTACGACGCCATAAACAATACTTTGATAACGCCAGACTCCCTTATGTTGCCGGAAGTCATTAACGTGAAGCATTCCACTAAGACTGTTATTGCTGACAAGGAAAGAGCGAAGAAAATTATATGCGGCTGCAAGTCTGACGAAGTACCAGGCATATATGGAATTGGCGACGTGAAATTTGAAAAGATTTATCAGGCGTTAAAGCAGAATACGGACGGAAATGTGTCTGATTACATCATGGAGCACGTTTCGGACGCATCTAAAGCAATTTTGCCGTTTCTTGGTAAAAGTACTAAGGTCGAGCCTGAAAGTGTCCCAGAAACGCTTAAAACGAATATCAGACTTACTGTGCTTTCAGAGTCTGCTATTGATTCAGTCATCATGCGGAAAATGTCTGAATCTCAAGAGCTTAATATCAATACTAACGAATTCTTCCTGCCTTCGAAGAACTCATATCTGAAGGTTGCTGGGATTTATAAGCCTGAACAGCAGCAGGAGACCGATGTACGGCAGGCGACGCTGTTCAAGCACCACAAGCTTGACGACGATATGTCTTTCATAAAAGGCTAATAGACCGATGTGGCGTTAAGTCTCTTCCTGGCATTGTCTGCAAGTAAAAGCAGATGAGAGTCCTTAATAAGGGTCTGAGTCAGAAGCAATGTGATATTTTCTTCAGACAATGTCTTTCCAAGTATCCTCAGATTTGTTATGAAACCGTCGAATCCGCATAACGATATTGTGGAATTCTTCAATGAGAACCTTTTGATATTCTTCGATATTTCGGAGACTTTCTTTTCGGCATAGTTCATAACTCCGACAGGCGTAAACTCATAAAGGTGCATGACCGATATTCCGTTATTGTACATGTATACGATTCCGTATAACGTGTCGGAGCTTACATTCTGATATTTGTAGCTTGTACCGTTTATGTCGGCTGTCAGTGTGTAGTCCTTTACGCTTATAGACATATATCCTTCTTCAGAGTCGGCTCTGAACAGAGAGCAGTTCTTGGCGGTATTCATACTGAATATGAAAGACAAGGTTCTTTGGTTGTCTTTTGAAGACATATCCACTTGCTCGTTGTAAGTGACAGCAATCATTTCTTTCGCGCCTGACATATCATATTGGTTCTCTGATATTACCGTCATCCTGTTTTTGAGGATGTCTTCAGTAATTTTTACTTTTGAATCGATATGAGTCCGTAGTTGGTCGTATCCGTTGCCGTCATTGTATGAAACTTTTTCCTGCATTGTGTGAGCGGCTTTCTCCATAGAGTCATGCGCTTTGTCTTCAAGGCTTTCTTCATAGAAATCGCCTGTACCTGATATTACCATCATAGTATCGTCAAGAAGCTCCTTGCCTTCTTCATCATCCTTGTATATTCTTTCAGCCCTCTTTTCGAACTGTTTAAGCGAGACTATCCAATAGCTCGACACTTCTTCATATCTCGTATCGTCTATGACACTATTGATTTCATACATGTTATGGAAGATGGTGTCGACATAGATATAGTCTCCGGTATCCGGATGAGATTTTTCTCCGAATATCTCCCTGAAATGTTTTTTAAGTATGTGTACCGTGAACATCGTCGGGTAGTCCATCATAAGCGGGTTAAATTGGATGTCGGTAGACGGTAGGGCGTTGTTAGGTATCATAATCTTCACGCATTTATGGTCGACGACATTCCTTAGGCTGTATTCGTTGAGGATATAGTCTTCTGTCCTCGTGTCAGGTTTCGTCTTAAAGTATTTGACCGTTACGCCAAGGGCTTCATTTATCGCTTTGTTGAGCTGTTCCGTAAGAGCCGCCGCTGCAGATGTCGCTGTATAAGGGCTGAACGGTTTCGCGTCAGCTACGCCGAGTTTTTCAGAATCCACGAATATTGAGCTTTCGCCAGGGCCGCATCCGGATGACACCTTCGTTTTGGATACGACGCATTCGTTTGTATCTCCTTTCATGCTGACGGTCTCGATTTCTATATCAATATCTATGTCTTCTGATGATTCCGATTCCTCAGACGATTCCAGCTGCAGTCCAAGGACAATATATATTTTATGGTTTTCCGGCCTCGCGAACTTCGAAAGGTTTGCATGTGTCGCCTCGAGCCATTCAGAAAAAATTTTCCCGTCTTCAGATATGGAGAAATATAAAGTTCGGTCGCCGGTATACGAAATCTTATATATCCCGGCAACTGACTCAAATTCTTGGTTATAAACTCTTCGCATAAATATGATATAGTAATTACTAATTTATTTATAGTTATAGACAATGTGCGGAAAATCAAAAGTAGTCATACTCGGAAAAACTTACAGCGGCAAGCTTGAATTCGTCTCAGAACTCATGAAGCTGCCTTTCTATTCTAACTCGTTGCTGGAAATCTACACCGACAATCCTGAAAAGGCTGATACGCTCGGATACGCGTATGTCGACACCGACAAGCTCAAGAAGATGGAGAGATATGAGAAGATACGTCGACTGTACGAACACGACGGCTATCTTTACGGCATAAAGCAGAAAGACATAAAATACGCGAAGCTTGCCATGGTGACTACTGACATGCTTTCGGATTATCCTGAATTCCGCGATTTCGGAACAATCTTTGTCAATGCTGACGAAACATCGCACATGAAACGCATATCAAGGATAAAAGACCCAGCATCCAGAGAAAAAATGGAAAATTTAATGGTAGCTGAAGAAAAGCTCTACACGCTTGCCAATCCTGAAGAATATGACATAATCATAAAAGAAAATACAGTTTCTGACCCGATAAACCTGAAAAACGTTGTTTATTATATACAATCTATATTAAGGAAATGAAGTTTAGGCATAGATTAGGGGATAACTTTATAGAAATAGAGGAATGCTCTCAGTTCGAGTATAAGCTTTTGCTTGGCGCGTATACGAAGCCAACAAAGGCCTATAAGTATTCTATGGCATACAGGAGGGGGTCATGGGACGGCAACTTCAAGTATATCAGCGGAAGATATATACCTTTCGGAAGCTGGTCGTACCTTAACAAGGTCCTTAAGAATGCCGGCATTCAGTCGAACCTTCTCGATGTCGTCAAGCCTTCTATAGATATGATAGAATACGACGACTTCAAGAAATACGTGGAAAACCTTATGAAGGATTCCGACTTCAAACCAAGGGAATACCAGATAGAGGCTGCTCACAAGGCCGTGAAATACAAGCGCTGCACGACAATGCTTGCGACAAGTGCCGGAAAGACACTTATAGCCTTTCTTATATTTTCTTACTTACTTGATACCGGAAGAGCGAAAAGAATTCTTATGGTCGTGCCAACGACATCACTCGTGACGCAGGCCAAAAAAGATTTCGACAGCTTCATAGCTGGAAAATTCAGGTTTTGCGGACTTTATGCAGGCCAAGAAGATATTTCAGACCAGGCTAACGTCGTTGTCAGTACATATCAGACAATGGCGACGAAAGACATATATTATTATAACAAGTTTGACTGCGTGGTTATAGATGAATGCCATAAAATTATTTGCAAGTCTGAGACAAAGATAGTCGAGAACTGCAGCTGCAGGTATAAGATAGGGATGTCTGGAACGATAGACCTTGACTTCAAATATTCCCCGGCTCTTCATACCGCATGCGTCCTCGGACCTCTTGTCATAAACATTAAGGCGAAAGACCTCCAGGATTCCGGATATATTTCGGATTGTATGATATACCAGAGGGTTCTCGATTACAAGAAGAGGAACGATGAAAACCTTAATGATATGAAGAATATCAAAAAGATGCTGAAAGGAGCTGACGAAGACTACAAGCGCCAGGTGAGCACAAAGCTATGGACGGCTGAAAGGGAATATGTACTCGAAGACGATAAGAGGCTTGCTCATATCATAGAACTCGTTTCAGAATGCAACGGAAACGTGCTGATATTGTGCCAGCATATAAAGTACCTTGAAAAGATGAGGGACCGTATGCGTGACGTATTCAGGAAAAGGAATGTGCTCGTCATCAGCGGAGAGACGACGGTAGAGAAGCGTGACGCAATAAAGAAGCAGGTCGAGCAGTCGAAAAATTCCGTGATAATAGCGACATACGGTACATGCAGCACCGGTATAAGCATTACCAGCCTCAACTACCTCATACTTACTGAATCGTATAAGTCGCCGACAATAATTCTGCAGTCTGTCGGAAGGCTTTTGAGAAAAGGCGACGACAAAGATTACGCATATATCTACGATATTTGCGACAACTTATATTCCGGATGTATAAGCTACAGGCACGCCGCAGAGCGCAAGAAGCTTTACGACGGCCAGAGTTTTAAGAATGAAAAAACAATTTTTAATATATAAAATATGGATAATACAGTAAAATTGAGTTATGGCGACCTCCTTGCAGTCAAGGACTTTTTCGCCAACGTTGAAAACGGAAACCTTAAAAAGTTCCTTTACAAACTAATCTATTGTTCAAATGCGCGGAGCATGTCGGAAGCAATTCTTGACGTCAGCAAGAAGTTTGACGAAATCCAGAAAGACAACGCGAAAGTCATTGACGGATTCAAACGTTATCAGGCAGCTGCTTCTTATGTCGTGAAAAACACAGACAAGGAAAAGAATGACCTGATTGAAGAAGAGCTGAAACGAGTTAACGAGCAGTACAAAGAAGAAATCGAAAACTATCAGAAATTCGAGAGAGAAGTGCTCGACGGCTTTATGAGACAACAGACGGAAGTGACTATCAAGAAAGTCGACATCAGAAATATGCAGATGAATTTCTCTGATATGATGAGCGACAGCGATATTCCTCTTATCGTTCTTGACTACTTTGTTGAATTCTAATCTTTATAAGTTATGTCAAAATATCTTGATTTACTTTCAAAAATCCTTGCTGAAGGCAGGGAGCAGAAGAACAAGAAAGGTAATATTAAATACCTTTTGAACGAAAAGCTTACTCTTACCGAGCAAGATATTATGGAAACATTCGAAAGCAAGGCCATCGCGAAGAAAAAACTTGAGGCTGAGCTCGAGCTGTGGCTTAAAGGCGAAACAGCTGTCGAATCGTACCAGGCTGTTGGAATCCGCTGGTGGGACTACTGTTATCCGACGCTTCAGAACACGTATCCTACGTTTTTCAAGGCATTGCCTGAACTTATCAGGAAAATCAATGAAAAGAAAGGCAATTCGAAAACGTATGTGTTCTACGGCGGCGCTACGAATATAGAGACGAACCAGCTGCCTTGCCTGTCGCTTATTCAATTCCAGATTAACGACGGCAAACTGACTGAGACTGTTTACATCAGGAGTTCGGACGCTTCCATAGGCCTTCCAAGCGACATTTTCCAATTGTACTTGATTGCCAAAAAGATAGATGTCCCTCTTGACAACATTACGATTTTCTTTGGAAACGCTCACGTGTACGAGAACAATATCGAGCCGACTAAGGAGCTTATCGCAGGAAACAGAGACGCGAAATTTAATTTGAACGTCTAAGCAACCATTTGGATTTCAAGGCCTGCGTAGTAATTTATGCAGGCCCTGATAATCCATAAACAACAAAACAATAAATATAAGGAATAGATTTCAAAATTTTAAATTTATAACTATGGAAGGTATGAATTTTCTTAATAAAGTGTATTACAATGACACTGACAAGGCAGCATTCAGCAAGTACGGAATAACTGACTGCGACGAACAGCTTGCGACTCATAACATTCTTTCGAAGAGCGGTGAAAGAGTAAAGGTGAATGAAGGTATGAAAGGCTTGTTTAATATGATTGCTGAAAACTATACATTTGTCAGAACTAATGACAGCAACGTATATTACTTGCATTCATTCAACGAGAAAGCTTCTTTGTACATCCCGTTCTGTCATGTCGAGCTTGACCACGAATCAAACCAGAAAGTAATCAATCCTCTTGATATGTCTCAGATAAAATCATTTAATGAAATGGCCAAGACTGAGACTATGAAGAATATCCACGCAATGATAGACGAAGCGAAAGCTGCAAACAAACATATCGACATCAGAATCCACCCAATGCTTTCTTCTATACTTGAAGAGCTTCTCCCAGCACTATGCGACGAGACAAATGCTGATTCAGTCGAATGTACTCCTACGAAACTTGAGACTCCTGTCGCAAACATCGAAGTTGAGACATGCGATGATTTCAACGGTATTCCTGATGAAATACGTAAACGCGCTATCGACAAAATAAACAAATTCAAGGCAATCAATAAAGATAACAAAGTCGCAGGTGAGGTTGTGAAAAATTTCTACGCATTCACGAATTCGCTTAAAGGCATAAAAGAAAGCGACATTCCAGAGATATTCGCGCTTGAATCAGACCAGCTTATTTCACTTATTATGACTATGAAACAAATGTTCGGATAATCTTCCGAAATCCTTTGCAGAGTGCTGTGAGAACGGCACTCTGTTGTTTTCATATACTCATAACCCAAGTAAATAAGCGAAAAAATGACAGAGACAGACAGAATAACTGAAAAGCAATTATCGCTTTTCTCAAAGAAAAAGATGAAGCAATTTATTGACTTCACAAAAATAATTAGTCCAGAAATCGTAAAACCAATGAATAACTATGATAGGAGAAATAGACCCGCATACTGAGATTGTCATTCTCTCTTACATTCTGCAGCATCCGCAGTACCTGAAATATACAGGAAAGAAATTGTTTAAGTACAAGGTCTTGAATGACCTTCTTGCGATGATTATCAATTTCTTTAACGAATATTCGGAAGTCCCTTCTGAGCAGCAGCTCCGTAATGCAATCATTATGAAGAAAGAAGGTAATATCGACATATCAGTAAACGAAGCAATATCGCAGATATACAGCGAGGACCCAGAAGATGATGAATGGCTGAAGAGCATTACCGAAGGCTACATACAGATGGTATCGCTTAAAAAGAATATGGAGAAGGCTGTGGATTTCTACTCCACTACCGAAATATCGTTACAGAACGCGAATGAAGTCGTTAACAAATGTATAGACATAATAGACAATACGAGGTCAATATCATTTGACGGCGATTTCGGTACGAACTTCTTTGATGAGAATACTCATAAGCCCAGGACGGCAAGAACGGTGCCGTATACCTTCGAGAAGGTTTCGACACAGATAAACGACCTTGAGTTTGGAACGCTGACAAGCTATCTCGGTAAAACGAATATCGGTAAATCGGTATTCTTGTGTAATGACGCCGCGTTTTACATCAAGAAAGGCTACAATGTTGTTTTCATAAGCTGTGAAATGTCGGAGCAGAGCGTAGAGAAGCGTATCGCAAGGAACCTGTTTAATATGACCGGTGACGAATACAGCCTGCTTGTGTCTACGAAGTCAGGTGTTGCAAATGAATTGTCGAAACTCCGTGCGTCTACGCTTGGCAAGATAGGACAGCTTTATATCAAGCAATATCCTACCGGCAGCTGTACGACAGTTGACATTGACAACTATATCAGGAACATCGAAGAGAAATTCGGGTTCAAGGTACATGTTCTTATTGTCGACTACCTCGGTATTATGGGCAACTTCAGGAACATTAACTCTTCTGACTCGTTCACAAACCTGAAATTCATATCGCAGGACCTGAGGGCTCTTGCGATTAAAAGAGAGCTTGTTTGTATAACGGCATGCCAGACGAACAGAGGCAGTTACGAAATAAACGACGACCTCGACCTCAAGCACTTGTCTGAATCTATGGCGATAGGTTACACGGCTGACAACATTTTCGGTATCATACAATCAGACCAGATGAAAGAGGATAACAAATATAAGCTGAAGATTGTAAAAGTCCGTGACGGTGAGAAAACAGGTGTATATACAGGCATAAATGTCGACTACAGCAGAATGAGACTTGAGGAGGAGTAATGCAATGGATGTAATATTGCCGTTAAATAATAATTTAGCTAAGACATCGCTCGGCAACGGCTATGAGGCGGAATTATGCGTTATAGGCGTGCTGAAGTACTTCAAAGGAGCAGACAGAGTTTTTATCTCGTCAAAGGCGAGGATAAGTATACCAGACGAATATAAGGACAGGGTATTTTTCGTCGACTGCGACGACCCATATCCGGCAAAGGACGCGAATATTATCAATAAGATAAAGACAGTCCTCGACACATATCCAGATGTTTCAGATGAATTCTTGTTCATATCCGATGACCAGATTTTCATAAGGGAGACGGACCCGTCTGAAATCATGCCGATTCTGAAGACTACCGTGTCCGGCACCGGCTTGTATCAGTCAAGAGTCTATAATACTCTTAACAGGTTTAAGAATCCTGTCATAATAAACCCTCATCAGCCTGTAATATTCAATAAGCAACTGTTTATTGACATGTGCGGATATTCGAATTATGATGTCGAGTTTACAAGCGTCGTCATATACATCCTCTACTACAATTACGTTCTCAGCAGAGGCGTACATGTCAAGTTTACTGATAGTCTCGATATATACAGGCATTACCATAGCGTAATAGAGCCGTATAACGGAGGAGACTTCCCTAAAAGTAGTAAAATCATTGCCTTCTCGACAATGACTTTCTGCAATCAGAATTTTAGAGAGACTCTCGAAAAATATCTTTTGTGATTATTTGGTCACAAGGTCTATCGAGAAGCTGAAAGAATATGCGGTATGCTTTTCTTTCGTTATTACAATCTTCTTAATAAGATGATTCCTTGTATCCTTTAAGACTGGATTTTCAAGCAGCTCATAACCTTTTTGTTCCTTATCGGTGTCAGGTACGAGAACTCCATCGGAGTAATCGTTCTTGACATCGTCTGAAACCGTACGTTTCAAGTAGACGTTTATCGTACCGACTGCATAACATTGAAGGATATTTTTCCTGATATATTCCTCCATGAACGGATAGCCTTTATCCTCAGCTTCGTCATAGGCCATACCCTTAATAAGTGTGTCATACAAAGGTGTATCGTCTATGATTTTGCCTGTAAGCCTGTTGTTCAGCAGCAGATAAATCTCTATTTCGTCATCAGTTTCCCTATAAACGACGTCTTTATTCATTTCTTTATAGATATAATCGCTTACATCGCGTTTTGACATATCTATGCTTCCTGTATCAAGGGTATCGATTTTTATCGCGTCTGGGAGCTTTATAACGCGAGAGCCGAAATATGCGTATGATTCTTTCGCAACAGGCCTGTTCATATTCTCAAGCACGTCATACGTTTCGTCATAGATATTTGTCGTACGTATGAAATAGTCGGTGCAGAGATTGTCTTTGAATATATCAGTCTGTTTATAAGCTACAGGATATGTCGGCTTTGACGGATACTTCGTATCGCCTGTAAACGTGATTCCTTCTGATATGAGCCTATGATAGCTTTCATTCAATATGAAAGGTATGTTGAATCCTCCTGGGTCCTCCATAACGCTCATATTGATAAACGTATTCGAATACGGCAGTTTCTTTTCAACGCTTTTTCCATACGGAGAATTAACGAAATACATAATGTCTTTCGCCTGCACTTCGTATTCTCCGTTATATCTGTAGATGGAAAGCACACCAGGGTTCTCTATCTGTTGGATGTCCACATATCTGTTGACTCCCTGGTATGTGGTATCTATCTTTTCTACAGGTTTGAAGAAGTCATTGATATTATACAGTTTCGGTTCTTCTACCTTGATGACAGGCAGACGCTCTTCATCAACAGGTTCGCTTTCTTCTGAGTCTTCAGTTATAAACAAATTATATTCGATGTTGTTCACGGCTTCTTTGAACGAATAGGCATTCCTTGTCTGGTAAGAACTGTATTCAACTGATTTTGAAGCGAGTATGTATAAGAGAGACCTCGTAAAGGTTTTCGGTTCGATAGCCTTTTCATCTTCGCTGTCTTCTATAAACTCTGAATCTTCGTTTTCAAGCAGTTCAAAGAATCTTAGGAACAGGATGTATTTCGTCCTGTAGTTTATGATGCAGGAAAGCTTTGAATAGTCTTCTGATTCCTCGACATTGAATATCGGTATATTGAGTATCGTTATCTTCCATCCGCAGAAATAGCCTGAATTGTCTGCGGCGGTGCCATCGGCATAGGCTTCGCCGATTTTGAACTTAATGCCTTTAAGCAGCGCCTCGCATCCAAGGTCGGTATTATAGATTTCGGAGAAAAATATAGACCTTTGGTAATATGGGTTCTCGCTTTCGAATAAATCATAATAAGCGTTGTCATCTGTTACAAACTTGTTTACCCAGTCTTTGACAGTAAACTGCATCCATTCCTCGGTACTGTCGAAATGTTTCTTTGCTTCGACATATACCCTGCCTTGGGTGTTATTCGTGCTGTAGTATTCGTTCAGGTAAAATCCTATGTCATGTGTATAGTCAAGTATTGACACCTTATTAAGAGACAAGGCTGGACAGATATTCGTTTCCCTGAATATCTTCGTAAAATTAAGATTCATCCTATATGAAAGACCGTCAAGACCTTGATTCCTGTAACAGAACAAAGGAATCACCTTCATAGTTCTGTTTACGTCTGCAAGTTCAGGTATGTAGTTCTCAACATAATAGCCGTATTCAGAGTCAAGGCTCTGCTCATTTGAATCGAACAACTGACATGTATATCCGGAATTCTTTATGTTCACTGGACTGAGGTAATACTTGAATTTATCTTTGACCCTCACATCCACAATATCCATAAAGCCTATAATAGCAGAATCTGTTATTGGTGTTATGCTGCTCTTTGCTCCATGATATGTATATTCGCCTCCAACTTTACCAGTAGGCTTTCCTTTATCTGTCGTGAATATCAATGTCGAAAGATGGTCAGGTTTATCTGTGATGTTTGCCATAACCATATTACCATCTCTCATAATCGTTGCATTTTCTATAAGGGTGCCTCTTCTGTTGAGGTCATCGTTATCGGCATCAGTGGTAATATTGACATTTACTTCATTGATATTACTTCTTACTGTTTCCTTAACTATATTTTCGACCTCTGACCTGAAAGAGACATCACTGCCGACTTCTGAAACGACATAATCATTATATGAGAACATATCCCTTACTGGGAAGAAGCTCAGCATTCCGACAACAGGCTTGAATTCCGTGTATATCTCAACTGTACCAGACTGTTCTTTCAATGGTGATTCTATCGTAAGGAAAATATAGTCTTCAAGTTCATTCCTGCCGGTCTTCTCATCACTATGTTCAAGGAACGTGAAATTATAGTCGGTGTTATTCGAGGCTGTCAGCTTGTCATCGAATACCATACGGTTGACATATATGATTTTTGCGAATCTGCATGCACCTTCGCTTTCTTCAGAATTCTCGTTTCCTGTATTGATTCCGACATATCTGTTCCTGCCGTCCGTGAATACTTTGACAAGAGAGCTTTTGACGGCAATCGCTTTCAGGCCGTCATCGGTTCCGCCTGTCATATTAAGAAAGTATCCAGCTTGGACCTTTTCGTATGTTGAAAGCTCTGGAGTTATGCTCTGCATAAATTCCTCTGACACCAGGACCTTTATCGAAGGTCTGCTGCCCTGCATAGCATTCTTAAGACAGACATATATCTTGTCTTCGCTTTCGTATGTATATACAGTCAATAACGAACTCTTTTCATTTATTGCTTTTTGGAAATCTTCGACGCTCAAAAACGAATCGACGCTTATAGGACAGTATTCGTCATCATCTTCGGTATATAGCGTGTCTATGACTTTCAGCCAGCTTCCGCTGACAAATGAAAAGTTTTCCTTATATGTCGTAAAGCAAAATACGTCATGAGCTTCGCTTTCAAGCGCCTTGTATCTGACAGGAAACGATTTAGCTTCCATAGAACAGAACTTTTCAGCATCTATTTCACGTTCGATACATTCATATTCTTTGTTATACTGTCCGAAAGTCGCCATTGCCGGAAGCTTTACCTCATGCAGCCTGCCATATTTGTCAGACATCGTATAGAAGCATTTATTCGGATATTGATTTCCGCTTGCACTGTAGTCAAGCAGCAATGGCTTGCCTTCTTCGACTAATCCCTGTATGTCTTCATAGTCTGAGAATTTCAATAACGGACCAGATGTCTTATTGCCGTTTACCGTTATGCTTGAGTCAAGGACTGAATAATCTATGCCTTTATGCGGTATGTCAACAAGTTCGTATCTGTCAGGCGTAAGCTTCAGAAGTTCGATATTGTTACAAAACATTATGAAATATCTGTTGACATCGAAAGGCTCAGCAAGTTCGTCATCGAATACGACTTGGATATTCAGAATGTTCATTTCAACCATATTGTTCTCGTAGAACATTGACGCGAATTTCCAGTTTTCAACGTTAAGGCATGCGTCCTGGCGTATTACATTAGAAATATCCTTTGTTATGGAAGTCAGTGAGCCGCTTTTGTAATCGATACCTCTTATAAGCAAAGAGTTGCCGTTAAGCAAAAACGGAGAATCATAGAATTCCTCTTGGTTCACGTATCTTCTTATATAGCGTCCAAAACGGGTATTCTCGGTAATGTCTATCGTCTTCACTATTTCCATAGACTTTACGAAATCATAGCTTACAGGTTCCACAAGTTCTCCCTTTTCATTATGAGCAAGGGTTGTCGGACCTTTCATCTTAAATATGACTATATAGTCCGGAAGCTGTTTCTTGAGATATATTGTTGATTCGGCAGCAAACTTTCCGTCGTTCATTCTGTACGCCTTCGACGTATACATCCTTTCAAACTGTATCGAAGCATCATTGATGAAAGACGTATCCTTTACTACTTGGTTCCCCTTGTACACGACTTCCCTCGGAAGCTCGACTTTACCATGATTCCAGAATCTCCTTATGTCTTCGTTATAAAAAGAACTGTCAGCGTTTATATGGAATTTCTGATATTTTCCTTCTGATAAAGTCTTTCCTGTACGGTATGCGCTCATATAGACGTCATCGCAGGTGTCGTCGTATACAAGCTTTACATTTGTAGTGAGTATCGGATTTGTCCTCAAAAGCATATATGAGCTCGCGTCATATATCTTTTCATATTTCTGTTTCTTAGCCATTGAATGTCGTTTTTATATTTATTGCCGGACAAGACTTCTTGTCGGCGGCTTCATTTCCCTGCGGTTGAGCGTGAGCTCCTCTTTCATAATGCCTGTCTGCTTGTTGTATATAAGCCGTATGCCCGTAACGACATACATGCCTGACAATGATTCGTTATATACGGACATATTTGCATCCATACCTGATTCCCTGCCGTCGCTTTCGCCCATAGACGGTGAAAGGTCTTCGTTGTCGCCTGCTTTCTTCATAGTCGCGATACCGGTATTGTAATCATAGATGTTCACCCTTATACCTGAATACATTGTTATGTATGGATTGTATGCCTGCAGCGTCACCTTGATTCCGAATCCCTTGCACATATTCATATTGAACTGATTCTGGGTCTCGGCGAAATAATAGTTTTTATGCACGCTGTCGGTAATAAAGCCGTAATCGGTAAGCGATATGTTTTCTTCCCTGAGGTTCTCGTTGGCGTCGCCTGTATCAAGCCTTGACTTGGAAACTGGTATCTCGCCTTCGCCGGCTGCTGTTATAGGGTCTACATACTCGCTTATGAATTCGTCATTGACATAGTCATAATACTGGACATATTTCCTGTAGCCTTCAGTCGTCTGGTTCCTCATAATGACAGAATACGTTTCAATGTAGTTATTCCAGACGTTTTCAGACAACGCGTTTGTCAGGGCGTATTCCGTATCTTTATAAGGAACAGTGTCCTCTTCGGTAGCCTTTGCTGTTGGCAGCTGCACTGCATATACCTTCATTGTCTTGCCGCTTCCCTTCGACTGCCTTGACGCGTTATAGAATATCCTGTTCACTTCCACAAAGTTGAGGTCATAAAACCAGTCAACGAAACCGGTGAAGAAAGAATTGTCATCGGAGTATGAGTGGTTTATTATACTCTCTATGAACATACGGCAGCCTGAATTCGAATTAACCCATATTTGTTTGTCATCGGTATCCTCGACATTTGATGAGAATCCAAGTCCGTAATCCCTTGCGGCGCTTGCGAGGGTGTTGAAGGACGTATCGTCGGAAACCCTTGACGTCCTCTTGAAGAAGGCAGGAATTCTGAGCTGGCCTGTAAGCTTTCTAATCTTTACATCATTAGTGCCCCAATATTCCTTACCAGTTACTTCTGACGACGATACCGTAAAATCGCACCGTATAGGCAGAAGCTCTTGCGAGACATAAGGCGAGATAAACACGCTTATTATGCTGTCATTCGTAATGAGGTAGTCTGACTCGAATATGCCTGACGTATCCTTGAACGTAACTTTTACCGTAGGTACGAATGCCGTCATCTGCATCTCGAACGAAATGACGTCAGGAACGTCAAGGTTTATGCCGTTGATAGATATTATCGGGCTTATCGAAGAACTGTACAGCCTGTCATTCGCAGGAGAATCTTTCGGAGCAGTGTTCATTTCCTGCAGTTTCTTCGTCGCAGCGAATATCTGAACTATGTCGTAACTTTCTGTCATGCTAACTTTCCTTTTACTATTTATACAAGAAACTTATGCAGGAAATATCAGATATTCTGTTAATAACTTATATTGGAAACTTTCCCTTGCTTGTTTGATGAGATTTGGAGTGAACCATAAATATGTTAGTTAAACATTTTTGACATGTCTGAATTTAATGAAAAATTCAATTATGACGATGTAATGGTTCGTCGAATGATAGGGTCGCTTCTTATGGAGATGAAAAACCTTATGTATTTCTACCAGCAGGTATCGGAAACAGAAATACGTAAAGTCGACATCCCTTGCCTGTTCTCGGTCACCGGCCAGGAACAGTTCTTAAGGGACAAATTCATATATGCCTACGAAGGCCTTGATATTGCGAAGCTCGACTACGAAACAGTTCCAAGATGCGTCATACAACTTGAAAGCTTAGCGATAGAGACTAACAAGAACACAAACAAGTTTGTGGAAAGCAAATTCAAAAGGATGTGCAACGGCGTAATGCGTGAGTGCAGTATCACTACCGAATTCGTTCCGGTATCGCTGACATTCAAAAGTACTATTGTCGTATCAAACGTAAACGAGCTGTTCAAATGTATAGAATCGGTGGTATCGAAGTTGTATCATAGAATTCATGCGTTCACCGTTGATGTCGGTCTGTTCAATGTCGACGCCGCAATAAAACCGCTTGAATCATATACGCAGACATATCCTGTGGAATTCACGTCTACGACGAAAAAAGATTTTAAGATAGACTTCTCTATGGTCATGAATACCTTCATGCCTTGCTTTGAAAACGGCGTGCTTATCGCGGAGATAGACGAGGCTCTTAAGAATGTAAGGAACCCAGAAAACGATAACGGAACAGTGACCTTCTACAGGGATTCGAAAGGAATCTTGAAGGCAAGGCTTTCATCTCTTATGAACATCGATATAAACGTCGATACGCAGAAAAGCTTTGTGAAGAAAGAAGTTGAACAGAAAATAGCGACGCCTGTAGTCATACTGTATGATGACGGCTGTATATACCAGGGATTCACGTACACCGATTCTGGCGGCAGAAACTTTATGGTGAACGGGAAAGCGAAGTACGGCAGTAAGGTGAACGAACCTGTATGGACGGTATATTATTCACAGGTAAGCCCTATAGGCGAGGTACTCAACACTAAGATAGAAGAAAATCAGATTTGGTCTGAAATTAAAAAGAAATATAAAATTATATAAGTTATGGAAGAAAAACAGATTTTAATCAACATTACTGAAAGTAAGGACAGTTTTCTTTTCTTGATAAACTCAACAGTTTCAAAGAAAGCGACAGTGTCTGTTAAAACAGAGAAAGAGCAAAAGTTTATCAATGCTCTTGAAGAACTGATTAGAAACTATAACACGAAATAACTATGGCGAATAAGCGAGCGATACAAAATGGAAACTGGAACAGTAGTTCAACTTGGGACGGCGGTGTAGTTCCTGCTGCTGATGATGACGTATGGTTGAATGGCTATACGGTTACTCTTAATGTTGACATAACAGCAAAAAGTATATCTAACGGAGAATTAGAAGATTTTTCTGTTATTGGAGGCACTTTGGCTTGTGGTAATAACGCAAGAGTAATAAATTCGTCACTACATCATTATGTTTCAAACCTTATCACGCAAGGAAACAATCTTCTTACAATCAACGGCGATATATACTTACATTCATCGGCTAACTATTGCATCCAAAAGTCTGGTATACAAAATAATGTAAGATTCATTTTAAATGGGAATGTTGTAGGCGATACACACGACTGTAAATTCTTATCAATGAACAATAATAGCGGTTCTTATAATAGTTATATTGAAATCGTTGGTAATATCACAAATTGTATGATTGACAGTAAGTTGTATAGCGGTAATTATACAAAATATATATCAATCGTCGGCAACGTAAATGACTTGCAATTACAAGAAGATACTGGTCTTTATTCTGTAAGCATAGTCGGAAATTTGCGTCAACAAGCCGTAACAATAGGTGATTTGGACGATTTTAGCATATATGGCGAACTGCATAACTACACTAACGACATTCCTTATTTCAAGACATTATATATTGGCGGAAATGTCTTCTACAATAATGGTCTTGGCGGATTTTGCTCAAAATCAATATCATATATCAACGATGATATTATATTTACAAATACTACAGATTTGACATATATCGTTTACAACTCAAAAAAAATAGACGAGACATATCCGAGCGAGAATACAGTAGCACAAGGAGTAATTTATGGTATGCAGAACAAATACG